ACTAATTGATATATAGATTTTTTAACACACAATATATATGAATATTTTGATTTTATCACGGTTTACTCCGGAGGTTTTTTACAATAGGCCTCTTATTGGTTTTAAAGTGGCTGTCTCACTTCTACTACTATGTTTTAATATATATATTAGTCGCCCTCATGAGTTGAACATGAGTATATACTTGTTTCATATATAGTCGACAATTTAATAATCTACTTGTATATAAATCCCATAGCAACATATTGGGAAGCCAGCACCTCTGCTGTTATGCTTCCCGACAGAACTTAATTTTTAAGAATGTTATTCTCATGTCTCCAGATAGTGTGGTTATCTGACCAATCTTCCTACTTTAAATATATCACACATAAATAGTACACTTCTATCAACTCTTTATATCTAAAATGGTGGCTTATCTTCATAATATACGTAAAATTTATGTAAGTCTTCATAAGAATATACTCCATAATAACATTTTTCGTATTTCTCACCGTTTAAAACAAATCCATCAACTCCATCAAAAAAGATATATACATTTTCAAATTTATCTTCTATTGAAAATACAATTTCTTTTGGAACTCTATATCTTATAAAGCCATCTTTTAAAGTATAATTATCAAAAGAATTGTGTTTAATATATAGCTCTACATCTCTCATTGTATTATTAGATTTTCTTTTGCTTTCTTTTTGCTTAGTTTCGTATAATGTAAATTTTGCATCATCTAATTCTTTGACTTTTATTGTTATATCTTCCTTCAATAAATCATTATAAAAAGGCTTATACTTTGCTATATAATACTTTTCAGCGAAATCCATATCTGCTTTTGTAAGGAATGAATGATACTCAATTTTTTTTGCTTTCTCATAGCATCCTTCTGGTAAATGTATATGATTACTCAATCTTTGCTTTAAATTACCAGCTTTACCAATATAAAGAATTTGTCTATTATCTCCAATTAATCTATATATACAGTTTCTCATTGCTTTGCTCCCCTATTTTATTTTTTCTAATATTTTTCTATGCTTTTTATGTATTCCATTCCAACTGTAATTCATCAAAACACATAGTCTTTCCCACGTATATCCGTCAATATATCTTAACCTCATTATATTTCTATCTACTGCATCTTCCAATTTATCTATTGTATTTTCTATTGCTCTTTGTTGCTTAAGTAATCTTATCTGTTTTTCATTGTATATATTAAGTAGTTCTTCTATTTCTCCTAGTAATGCTCCTAATCTATCATTTTCAAAACTTCCACCTTTTGGCATATCATCTATTATCATACTTTTAATGCTTGTTTTCTTTTCTTCTAGGTACTCTATTTTATCCTTTATAATATCTAATTCTCTTTTGGTTTCTATGTATTCTTGTAATTCTCTTTTCTCCATACTCCCTCAACTCCTTATTTTACTTGTTTGGCTTTCATATTTTCATATTCTTCTTTTGTTAATTTAATTGTATTACCATTCTTTGGGTAATGATAAAATCTATTCAATTCAACCTTGTCACCTTCAGGTGTTATCATATAGTAGAATGCTTCACAATCGAAGTCGCCATTATCTTGGTCATATAAAAAATCATCTGTGTAAACTTCATATCTTTTTCCTTTAGGTGAGTATGGCATTGTTATTGGAAAAAATTCATCAACTATCTCATATATTCTGCCACTTGTATAGGTACGCACTGGATTATTTAGTGCTATACCTACACATCTTCCAACATCTGAATATTTAACAGTTCCATCATCATAAATTTTTTTGAATAAAGACGACATCCTTTTGCATTGATATATTATTTTATTGTCATCATTTAGTTTACTTGGCATTCCCCAAACATCAGGTGTATCTTCTATAGGAGTTAATGCTATGCCGTCAATTAATTTATTGAGTATATTTTTTGTTATTCCTATGGACATTCCACTATGACCATCATTCATTAAACTTTCAAAAGCCTTTAATGCACTTTTGGCACACTCGCCAACGTAGTTAAATCCACATTCATCTTCGTTTTTCTCAGTAAATATTTCAACTTCTTTCTTAGCCCAATCACTCATATTCATAAATTATATCCCTCCTAATAAAACTAAAATTTTATTTACATTTCTAATTCTAATTCACAGCATAATTGGTTAAATAAATGTTGTAATACATCTTCCATTTCATTTTTATTCATATTTAAATTGTACTTGTCGATAATATATTTTGTATCTTCTATACCTTGAACTCCTAAAAATATTGCTAATTGGTATGCATAATCTGTTCTTAAATCAATTGTTACTGTTTTAACTTTATTTTTCATAATATCCCTCCTCAATTCTTTTCAATGTTCTTTGAAGTTTATATTCTAGTTGTTCTCTTGCTAATTCTGCTGCTTCTTCTTCCGCTAAATATAATATTTGTTCAATTAGTATAACTACATCAACTATCTCTGATATTGTAGCAGTAGATATATTTCTACCTACTGCTATATCTTTAGATAATTCTCTTGATAATTCTCCCAGTTCTTCAATTAACTTAAGTTGTTGCGATGGATTCTTAAAATTATCTGCTATTGTTCTTATTGCTCCATTAATTTCTTCTATATTCATCTATTCATCCTTCCCCATTAGCATTTTTATATATTGTATTTCACAACTTTCCTCTGAAGCAAAATCTAAATCACAATTCATGCAACCTGTTCCATCTAGATCATAAGACTCATTACAAAACACTTTAAATCTCTTGTTTATCATGTTGACTAGTTCTCTCTCTTTACAAGTCTTTCTTTTTGCTCTCATTATTCTACCTCCTCAAATTTCATAGTTATAAATTCTGAATAAGGTAATTTTTCTAAAGTGTCACAAAATACGTGCCATTCATCTAACTTATGGTGTCTTCTTTGTCTGTACATAGTCCCTAAAGTCTCATAGTTAAGGTGTACTGTTCTTTTTTGATTGTAGCTGTCAGGTAATAATTGCAGTATATTGTACCATATTTGTTTTTTAATTACTTCATCATCACAATTAAACCACATATCTCTCAATTCATTCAGTGTATCAACTATCGGTCTTGCTACCTCTTCATATATATTTACTTTGTCAGCATATTTATATTTGTCGTTAACTATTCCACTAATACATGTATGTGATACACCATATTTTCTGCCTAATTCTCTCATACTTATATTGCTTTCATTATATCCTATTAAACGGTCAAAGCTAAAATCTGACATTTCAAAAGGTTTTGCTAACATCTTATGCATTTTTGATGTAGAGTTAGCTGTAGTTGCTATTTTGTATGTGTCATATTCACTAAACCAATACATTGGCGCTGTTATATCCATTGTTACTGTCACCATTCTATTCCACTTTCTATGCTCTGGACCAGCTAATGTTAAATTTTTAAGCATTTTATAATCATTTGGTCCTATTTTACAATTATTTCTTAATTTCGTTATATAAAACTCACTATCCATTCTATTCCAACTATTCATAGGATTTCTTGCTCCTCTTATTGCTGCCTCAAATCCATACACTTCTACATTCTCAACTTTTAACATATTATTCATCCTCCCCTGTTCCTAATATATCTATGCCTGTTAACTGTCTACAGTAATTTCTTAACTTGTCCAATTGTCCAGTGACTCTACTGTGTTTAGTTTTTAACTCTTGTAATTCTTTTTCCAACATTGCATTTTCCTTTGCAAATGATATATTTTGTTTTTCTAAGTAAGTATTTGCTAGGCTTAACTCTTTATTTGCATCTAATAGATTTTCGATTGTGTCTTCTTTTACTTCTATATCTTCCTTTAATTTGTTGCTTCTTTCTCTCCAGAATTCTATTATTTTAAGACAATCTTTATTTGTTTCTTGTGCTCTCTCTAATTCTTCTGTAAGGTCATTTATATATTTTCTATTTAATAGCATGTTTAAATCCCCCTTTATTTGTATTCCTTCATAATTAGTTCATCTATTACTTGTGACAGTCTTAAAATGTCATCTGTCAATCCTAGTTGGCAATATAAACTGCTAAGTATTTCTTTTAACTCGTCTAGCATAATATCACCTCTAATCATATTTAACATTTATATAATCAAGCACTTCTTTTAATCCCAGCTTGTCCATACAATATTTATACTGTTTTGGATGCGTATATTTTAATCTTTGAAATCTATTAGGTTCTTTTTCCAGATGACATCCAAACATACAGTAGATGCACGTGTTATTCCATTATTTCTAATGGCACTGACTATATCTTTATCCTAAATTTTAGGATAGTTGGCGCTTCGGGCCGTGATTAATTCAGCCCTACTCCCCATCGGGATAGTCGATACACTCTTATTTATTTGATTATTTATTATATAAATAGAATATTTTCTCATCTCTTTTTCCTCCTTTCCCCGAAATCATATAAATCAAATAAATACTAGCACGGGATTGGCATATCATTTGACTTAGCTTCCCCCGTTAGCCTATTCTCTAATGGTCATTTCCTACCATTCCTACAAGTAGAATAGACACCTCATGATCAGTGAGTTCACCAACTTATTATATTAACTGTTACCAGTTAACACGGCTGTTTCCAACCTGTTCTTTTTTCTCCTGTTGTTCTATAGTATTTATTGCCTAGCATGTCGCTTTCTTCTACTATGTCTCCATATACTGAACATATTTTTAATTTATTCTCAACTATATATTGAAGCACATCTTGTTCTGTCAAAAATCCCATTGGTTGACTTCTGCCTGTGTTAAAAGCATTGCATCCAGTTTTAAGATATGCTGCTTCTCTTTGTTGTCCTTCATCTGCCATAGTTGCTGTGAAAGGTACTTTTCCAGTTCTCTTTTCATACTCTTTCATTGGTTTTTTCTTTAGTTCATTACAACATTCATCTGAAATTTTAAAAGGAGCATCTAATAGAAATTCCCATTTCTTTTTATTAAACTTAGATCCTTCTTCTAATCCTCTTATTTGTCTAACTCTTAATGTATCTTTTCCATCAGCTATATTTTTTCTAGCTAATCTTACTGTATTAGATACAGCTTTACTCACTATTGGATATCCTTTTTCTTTAATAACTTTTTTAAATGTTATATTTGGCTTTATTATAGTTACATTGTCAAATGTTTTTACAAATTGTACTATCTCTGGGAACTCTAACCCAGTATTGCTGAACACTGCTTCTATATTTGGGTAAATACTTCTTACTATATGTAACAATACTGTGCTGTCTTTCCCTCCACTGAAACTTATATATACTCCATCTTCTCCATAGTAATCTACCCATTCTCTTATTCTTAATTTAGTTTTTTCTACTTTAAGATCTAAGGGATAATTCTGCAACAATTTCAATTCACTTTTTAACACTAACCTCACCTATTTCAATTCATATTTTCATTTGACTATCATTAGTAAATAAGAATAGGGAACTACACTAGTATTGCATAATCCCCTATTTAATTGTTTATTTTATCCCCAAATATTCTTTTATTACTGCTATTGCATCATCTGCACTCCAGCAAACCTTACACATATATCCCTGCTTATATAACCAATCTAGCCATTTAACTTGTTCTATGGTGCATTTATTCTTTCCATATTTCATCTCTATTGCTAGTCCTATGTATTTACCTTTAGGCGATAAAAGTAGTAAATCTGGAACTCCAGCTCGCATACCAAGTCTTTTTAATTCTGCTCCTGTTATCTTACTTCTTTTTGCTTCATTTGGACAATGAAAAATCCATTTAAGTTCTTCAAACCTATCAGAATTCCAACTGCACCATTCTATGACTGCTTTCTGCTCTTGTGCTTCACTCATATTTACTCATCTCCACTTCTCTAGCTATATTAATAGCCATAGTTATCGCTTCATTTAAGCTATAGCCTAGCTCATAGTAGAATTTAGCAAACTTTATAACCTCTTTCATCTAATCCCCTCTAACAATCTATGATAAACCTTATATAGTTCAGCATATTTGTTTTTATTTAATAAATCATGCTCTATCCTTTTTATCTCAAGTTCTTTTATCATTTTTTCTAGGTCCTGTAGCATTTGCATATTTCTTATTTGTAATCCTGTTAATTTCATTAATTTATTTCCTCCGCACTTAATAATTTTCTTTCGTATTTTTTATTTAGTGTTTCAGTTACTAAGTGATTATTTTCTAATACTTCATATAATTTTAAATACTCATCTAACACTTTTTCCCTAACTTCTAACATTTCATTATTCATTTCTTTTTTTCTTAACATTTTAGGAAATCCAAATATATTTGATGTGACCTTGTTGACTACTGTATTTGCTTTTATGTATGATACTTTTTCTTGTTTTAGTTCTTCTGGAAGTAAATCTTGTAGTATTTCCATGCATTGTAATTGATGTTTTTTATCACCTTGTCTGAATTTTAAATCTTGAAGTGCTTGTTCTAACGCTTCTATATATTGTTGGGTTTTGTATCTTACTAATGCACTTTCTTTATTGCACATTTGCATTACCCAACTTCTATCCATTACAAAACAAGGTCTTTCTTGATTTTGTTTATCTTTATATGTGCCCTCCTTAATTTTTAGGGCGGATATTTCAACACCAGCATTTTCAAGTGATTTAATTTCTTTTCGTATACTAGCCATAAAGTTGTCGTGTCTTACTGCCCCTTTATTTCCTTCTTCCTCTCTAAATTTATTTATCAAGTCTACTACTTCTAAAGATGTCATTGTAATTTCTATACTTAATAAGTTCATACAATCAACTCCTTTTAAAGTAACTTTTATTTAACTGTTAATAACCTCTTTTGTTATTGGATCATAACTCCATACTCTAACTTCATCTTTTATTCTTCCATTTACTAAATTACCGCATTCTCGACACTGACTTACTACACCTAGTCCTTTTACTTTAAGATGTATCATTGTGCCTTGGCAATGAGGGCACACATTTTCTTTAGCACCAACAATATTTTTCATTAGTTTTCATCCCCTTAACTAATTTTCTTTTTCTCTAACTTTTCCAACTTGCTAATGACTTGTTTTATTGTTAGGCATACACTTGCCCTATGTATGCCTAATCTTCTCGCCGTTTCAGCTTGTGTTAGTCCTTCAATGAATACTAGTTCAATTACACTTCTTTGACGTGCTGTAAGGCAATTTAAATCTATTGTGGCTACATCTATAAATCTATTCTTATTTCGATGTATTGAATTATCTTTTTTATTTTCACCTTCAAGTATTCTTCTTAAGTTTTTTAATGCTGATATTTCTACTCTTGATATATGTGATTGATAGTCATTTAGTAGTACTGCTATTTCTGATTGTGTTTTTCCTTCGAAAAATTTCATCTCTATTACTGTTTTTTCCAATTTTGAAAGTTTTTTCATAGCGTTTAATAGATCTATTTTGGAAATTATTTTGTCCTCTGATATGCTTATATCTCTTATCGTTTCTGAATAGGTAATTTTTCTTTCATTTGGGCATAATTTTATCGGACTATCCATAGGAATTTTGCCCTCCATAAGATGCAACGTCTTTGTAATTTCTTCGATTGTTATGCCCATAATTTCTGATAATTCTTTCAATGTAGGCTCTCTTTGTAGACTTTCAAATTTCTTTCTAATTTGCTTGATTTGTTTGTATTGGTTGTAATTTCTTCGTGGTATCCTGAAAGGTACATCATCTCTATTGTCTCTAAATTCTTTCAGTATCTTACCCACTATGTTTGTCGTTGCATAAGTTGAAAATTTCACATTTAATGTTGGGTCATAATTTTGTATTGAATATAATAATCCTAGACTTCCAACTTGAATTGCATCATCGTAACTTATTGCTTTACCTTTGAATTTCTTTGCTTGCTTATATACAAGCCCTATATTATCCTCAACAATGCTTGTTACAGCCTCTCTATCCCCCTTTTGAGCCTTTTCAAACAATTCAACAATATTTTTATCGATAATCATATTTGTTCCCCCTCTACATCTTCTCTATGATTAATCCATGATATTTAATTTTGTTTGCTCCGTATCTCTTTTGATAATATTTATATGTATTTTGTACACTGTTGTAATTTAAATCGTATTCTTCACAAGCTTCCTTCATAGAAGAAAATATTCTCTCTTCTCCTGCATACTTGTTAATCACTCTAATTTGTCTTCTCTTGAAAACTCTTCTTTTTTTAATTGCCTCTAATTCTTTTCTGACTTTTATATCATAATTAGCATTTTCTTCATTAATTGCAATCATTTCTGCTTCTGTTATTCCTCCAGTTGCTCTTATATTGTCAATTTCTTGAATTCTCTTTTGTCCTTCCTCTGGATTAAATAACTCTGGTAGCATGTAACTCCTTGAATCTCTTTTAGGGTTTGGGTCTAGTATTGCTGCTGCAAGTGCTAAATAGTTAAGTGATGTATTATCGTTTGGATCTGTATATTTAGAATGGTATTTCTTTACTGGCATATGTTTGTATTTCATAATTACTCCCCCTATGGACCAGGGGAATTCCCCTGGAATATATTAAAAGCAATTGCATATAATATTCATATAATTTAATTTTCTTTTTTTGAGCTCAAATATCTAAAGTATTTAACCTTATCAGCAATGATAGGGTTATTTGGTTTTTCTCTCATTTCTTGTTCCCATACAATAACTAAATTCTCTGGAGATGTTATTAATCTAAATTTATAATCTTCCTTCATTGCTTTTATAAGGTAACCTACTTTATTTTCTATATTTTTAGAGTCCGTTGTTATAATTAATTTTTCTGATAAATAATACATATCTTTATTAGTTTTTAAAAATTCATTTGTAATAGTATTTATATCTTTTTCATTTAAATAAGGCATATATAACCTAACTTTACCAGCAACATCTTCTATATTTATCTTTTGTTGTTGCTCTAATTCTGTCTTTAGTTCTGTTTTTATCTCTAAATCTATCTCTGTCTCTGTCTCTATCTCTTGCTCTGTCTCTGGTGTAGTTTTGTCTGGACATTGTCCGGACATTTGTCCCAATCTTAGTTTTTCATCTTCAATTCTTTTCCTATAATTTCTTTTTCTGTCAGCTTCAGTCGTTGATTTTCCAATAAAATCTTGAATATCTAACATATATATTGCTCCATTATCAAGTATTTCTATTAATCCTAATTCCAGGAAAATTTTTAATGCTTTCTCAATAACACCCACCGGAAATCTGGTAATATTTGCTAACATTGTGGAATTATATGGAATCCTATCATTGAATAATAACTTCCCTTCATTTTTTAAACTTCTAAGATAAAGTTTTAAAAGTATATTAGAATACATATATCCATCTGGCATACTTTCAAGCATTATCATTTCATCTCTATCATAAAAATTATCTACTAACCTTAGATAATAATATTTTTTGTTGTCAGCCAATTTATATCACCTCTACTTTTTAACTTTAGCTTCTAATCTTTTACACACTCCGTCATATTGTGATTTTTTTAGTTCTTTTGGTTCTACTCCAAATTCTTTTAAAACTTGAGACTTTATCTTCTCACTTGATATTCCGACATTATTGCCTAATGTATAAAGTCTCTTAAGCTGTTTTTCAGTTATTCTATAATCGTTACTTTGTTTCTGTGGTCCTTTAGACTCAAATACGACTGTTCCAAAACCATCACTTGACTGTTTAATTGATGCTTGTTGCAATTGTGCATTTGCTACCTCTTCCTTACTTGCCACACTCTTTTTAATTTCAAATCCTAATATTGCTAATGCTCTTCCAACGGCGCTTGTTTCACAGTTTTCTAAAGCTGATGTTTTATTTATAAATGAAGATCCTTCTTTTTCGTAAGCATATCCAGTAGAAGCCGGAACTTCTGAATTATCTCTGTAAGCTGTTGCTTTCATAACTATTACTTCATTTTCCCATTTAACTATTTCTGTTAGTATTCTACCTTCTGGATACTTTTCATAAAATTTCATAATCCTAACATTTACTTCTACATAATCCTTTAAACCTGACTCTTTTCCCACTTTTCGTTCCCCCTTTCTTGCTTTATGAAGTCCTTAAAAGCTTGTACATATGCTTTATCATATTCTGATAAAGGACTGTTTTCTTTTGAGTACTGTTTTATATACTCTTCCAGTTCTTCTATCGGTTTATGACTTTCTAAGCAATGACCACAACCATCTAAATATCCCCATTTACTATCACAGTTGCAATCATAAGGGCTTAATAACATAGCATACATTAATCTATTTTCAAAGGTCGGTTCTTCAGAGAAAAAACAATCCCATATTTTCATTTACTCTCCCTCTTTATCTATGGTATAATTAATTTAATATCAATTTCCATTGGTCCTATTTTATAGGGCCTTTTTTATATTCCCATGTAAGCATCTGCTCTATTTTCTCTTTCATCTTCATCTGCTTCCTCAAGGTCCCTTACTTCTTCTTGCATCATTGCATCTATTTCCTGCAATATTTCTTTTAGGTCCTTTATTTCATATGCAACTCTAATTTTAGATGCTCTCCAGTACTCATAATTACAAGCAACTTGTAAATCGTTTGTACTATATCTATCTTTATATAGTTTTATTTGGCTATCACATAGTTCCATGAAACTCTCACATGCTGTAATCTTATTTTGTATGCTTTCTCTAACTTCATCTAATATCCAGTTCATATTAATCCCCCTTTAATATTTACATCTATTTGGACCTCAGTTAAAACTTGCATTACTTATTTTCTAATTCTTCCAATAATTTTTTATTTTTAATATATTTTACTTTTTCACTAAATTTTTCTACAAAAGCTTCTTCACTTACATTCAGATATTTATATGCCGTATATCTTGATACTTTTAAGTATTTACACCAATCGCTTACATTTAAAGTAACGCCATCAATAGTTATATATCTTGCTTTTCTTTGTTTCTTATAATTTTCTGATGGAGTTACCCATTGGCAGTTAGAAGGTTTATAATCGTCATCATTATCTATTCTGTCTAAAGATAAGTTATCATTATAGCCGTTTGCTATCGCCCAATTATGAAAATTTTCAAACTTCATCCACTCATCACAAATTTTAATTCCTCTCGCTCCATAGCTTTTATATGAGTCATTTTTAGGGTTTAAGCATCTAGCTTTCATGCCGTTCCATATAATAAATGTTCTCGGCTTGCCTCCAGTAGTTAATCCATGAGTTTCAAGTTGTTTAATATGCATTTCTTTAGCTAAACATCCACAACTTCTAACTTTACCTTGCTTTAATTTGCCTTCTGTTGCCATATGTTCTTTTCCACAATCGCATTTACACAACCACATAATATTTTTCCATTTATTCTTTCCACAAGGTTTTATAGCTGTTAATCTACCAAATTTTTGACCACTTATATCATTCATTTTTTTATTTATTTGCAATAGTTTCACCTTCTTCCAACTCCTCTAATAGCTTTTCAAGTATTTTTCTCTGTCCTTTTCCGGTAACGCGTGTAACATGGAATGTAAATACTCCTTTAGAACTTTCTCTAGTCCCTTCTCTTACTTCTAAGTATCCATGTATTATCGCTTCTTGCTTAGCTTCTGTACTATTCTTGAATATCCAGCCCCAATCTCTAAGCTTTTGGTACAATTTCTTTTCTCCTATAACTATGCCATGATGATTACTTAGTATCTTAGCTACCTCCCTAACCAATAAGGAATTTTTACTAGCAGATATTTGGTTCAGCATCTTACTATTTTTCTCTAGCTTGTCCTCAAGTTGTTTAGATTTTTCTTGTTCCTCTTTTAGCTTAGTTGCTAACTGTATAAGAAAATCTGGACTAGTTAATGCTTTTTCTATTGTATCCTCTGTCATATAAGCTCCATGTTTTCTTATAGAAGGTAAAACCTCATCGAATATCCATCTTTCAAACTTTTCTGCATTTGGTAATTTACTACCTATTATTAATCTGTATATGTCACCTTCTGGTATTATATTTGTCATTCTCATTTGTCCTCTTGAATTTTCAACCTCGTGTTTTACGATGTTCATACACTTTGTGTTTACTGCATCAGTTGGATTTTTATATCCTAATGCTTTTGCCACGTCATTTGCTACTGCATATGTTTTCCCTTTTATTTCTAATACTCTTATTTCTCCAAATTCATTATTGCTAAATGTTTTATAACTTAAATATAAATCTGACATATACTATTCCCCCTTATTTATTTTTCTTAATACCATATCTTGAAATTTAAAATATTCTTCCCAATCATTTTCTGCCTCACCTGTTCTTATAAGATTACAATAAATCTTAAGTATCCAAGTTACTGACATTTATTACTCCCCCTTTTTAATCCATTTGGTCCAACCAATTTAAAAATGATTCTGTTGGAATTTTATATCTATTTCCTATTTTTATTACTTTGAACAGATCTCCAGTAGCCAGTGCTTGTCTTACTAAGTTGTAAGCTGTTTTTTGAGATATTTGTAATATGCTTTGAATTTCCTTGACAGTAAGGACTTTCTTATTGTATTTCATTTTTTTATCCCCCTTGTTTAATCAATATATTTCCATACCATCTTTTCTCCTGTAATTGGATGTTTACCTGCGGATTTTCTATCTCCCCTACAACATGCACTAATCCCAGAAGTTTTTATATTATACTTTTCTTCTACTTCTTCTATATCTTTCCATATTTCTATATTAACCACACTCCATTGACTGTTAAAACTTTCTTCATATTCCATCATCCCCCTAATGATTTTATTTTTCTACTATGTTAAAATTTCACTAAACAATTCGTGTGATTGAATCACTAAAAAAAAATTTTATTGATATCTGAATCTGGAAAAGCTGCTTTAAATTTAGTTAAAAAATTATAGCTTGGATTTCTTAAACCTAATTCTATTTTAGAGTACAGGCTAAGTGTTACTCCTATTAATGCTGCCATATCTTTTTGTGATAAATTTTTGAGATTTCTAAAATCAACTAAACTATTCATTATATTCACCTCTCTTATTATTTATTACACTTTTTGTGTTCCTTATATTTACATAGTACATCACACTTTCTGTGTTGTCAATAGTATTATTACACTTTTTGTGTTTTTTATTCTAAAAAAACACATCATGTGTTAAAATATTATTGGGAGGAATAAATAAAATGGATAAAGTTTTTGGAAGAAGATTGAAAGAATTAAGAGAAGAAAAAGATATGAAACAATCTGATTTAGCTAAAATATTAGAATGCTCAAGTAGCGCAATTGGTATGTATGAACAAGGTCGAAGATATGTAGACTTAGATGGTTTAAAAAAAATCGCAGAATATTTTGATGTTTCTGCAGATTATCTTATTGGAAGGACTGACATAAAAAAATTTGAAGATTTTCCTCCAGAAGTTAAGAGAGTTGCAAATTTATTTTCATCTATTGAAAAATCTAAAGCTGATAGTTTAGAAAAATTGATAAGAGAATTATTAAAGAAGTAAAAAGAACCTTTAATTCGGTTCTCTGATTACTTCTTTAATTTTTTTTTCAATCATTTCGAAATCTTCTTTTGATTTATTAAATAATTCATTTAGCAATATTGCTATTTCCATTTTCTCATTTTCATTCAATTTAACTTCCCCCTTTATATATATTTATATAATAGCGAATATACGTTCTATTATCAATAAGCTTTTATGTTTTTATTTATAAAAATTGTAACATAAAAAATATCGCCATCAGCGATATTTTCGATTTAAACTGACATAATAATAAAAACTGTGGATTAATCAAATATATTTTGAAAGGTAAAAATAATTTTGATTAAAACAGCAAGAAAAAAACATAAATTAACACAGAAAGAACTCGCAAAACGTTGTAATTTATCACAAAGTTTTTTAAGTGAATTAGAAAACAAGAATAATAAAAAGAATGTGACTATCAAGCAAATAGTAAAATTAGCAAATATATTAAAAATAAATCATCATGAATTGGCATGTTGGTTTATAGACAAGGAATTAGGGGTGTTTGAAGTTGGATAATATCAAGAGTACTTTTATAAGAAAAAGAAATAATAACTACAATGTTATAGTTGAATACTATGACGAAGCTGGCAAAATAAAACAAAAAAGTATTGCTAAATATGGATTAAAGAAAAAAGCAGAAAGGCATCTAATAGAACTAAAAGCAGAAATACAAAATCAGAAATATATGTTTAGTAATGATATAACTGTTACTGATAGATGCTACAGATATATTAATGAAAATAAACGTGATTGGTCGCCTTATACAGTAAAAAATAGATTAAGTTGGGTTAAATTAAATGTAGCTCCATTTTTCAAAGATACTAAAATGGAAAACTTAACAATTCACCAAATTCAAAGATATTTAAATTATCTTTATGAAAATTTTACTGTTGAAAGTGCTAAAACAAGATTTGGCTTTTTTAGGTCAGTAGTAAAAGAATGCTATAGAATGAAAGAAATAAAAGAAAATTTATGTGACTTTGTGAAAAGCCCTAAAAAAGAAGCTTCAAGTATAGCTGATGTCTATACAAGGGAAGAAATTTTACAACTCTTTAAATTGTTAGAAGATAAGCATTTTGAACTTCCGATTTTACTTATAGTACTTTTAGGACTTAGAAAAGGTGAAGCATACGGACTTACATGGGATGATATTGATTTTGATAACAACACAGTTAAAATAGAACAAATTTCTATTTATTTAGATGGAAGTTTAATTTTTAAATCTCCTAAAACAACTGATAGTAAAAGATTATTATCTGCTCCGATTGAGCTCATGAATAAGCTAAAAAAGGAAAAGCTAAAACAAAATGAATTAAAACTTCAAGGTGTTTTAGAAAATAAATATAATTTGGTTTGCTTAAATAAAGAATTAAAACCATATAAAAATGATGATTTAAATAGATACTATCGAAAGTTTTGCAAAGAAAATAATTTTAGACAGTTAAGAATACATGATTTAAGACATACTAATGCAACATTATTATTATTATCTGGTACAGATATGAAAACTGTATCTGGAAGGTTAGGACATACAGATATCAAAATAACAATGAATAAATATAGTCATGTATTAGAAGAAATGGATAGAAAAGCAAGTGAAAATCTTAGCAATATATTATTTAACCAAAAGTCAACAGGTAATTAATGTAATCCTTATTTTGTGGCAGTCAATTTGTCAGTTTTATAAAAATGTCAGCTAAAAATCAAGTCAAATGTATAGCAAATAATATCAATATATATTAAGAAGAGTAAGCAGTATACACATTTATATAAATATATATTACTGCTTACTTATACTTAATTACTCATATACTGAGTACTTCTATATGTATAAAAGTGTGTATTTTTAAAGTGTACGCTTGGTTGATTCATAACTTTTGTCAGTTTTAAGTCAGTAAGCATAAAAAACTAATGATTAATCCACAGTTTTTAAGAAGTTATCCACAACTTATTTTATGATATAATTAAAATAAAAAATGGGGGTATACTTTATGATAAGTTATGATCCATTATGGAAACTACTAATAGATAAAAAAATTACCAAAACAGAGTTGAGGGAAAAAGTAGGCTTTAGTACAAATACTTTGTCAAAACTTTCTAAGAATGAATCTGTGACATTAAGTATATTAGAAAAGATTTGTTTATGCCTAAATTGTAAAATAGAAGATGTAGTAGAAATAAAAAAAGAGTAGGTTATCCTACTCTTTTATTTGTTCTATTAAATCACTTAAATCAAATTTACATTCTCTTATATCTAATATATTATCATTTTTACATTTTTTATTACTTACACATAAAATCGAAGGCTCAAAAGGAAAATATTCTTTATATGCTTTTTTATAATGTAAGTCTAAATATTTATTTAAATTTAATTTTTTAGTTCTTTCAACTTCACAATAATATATTTTTATTTCTTCATTAATTCTCAATACTAATAACAAATCAACTATAACTTTATCAATTTTAAAAGGGCATCTATATTTTAATATTTCTATATTATTTTTCATAAGTTCAGCTATAATTTGTGAACATACTATTTTATGTTTCCATTGAACTGGTTTTCTTCCAGTATAGAAAATATTTTGCCCTGGTATACTTTCTCTAAAACACTTAACATAATTTATTGTGATTAATTTTTTCATTCGTGCTTGGCAACTTCTTAAACTTCCATTAAAAAATATAATTGATAAACTTTTAGTATCACAAATACCCATTTCATCAATAAATTCTTTGATTTTTTGATCTCTATTTGTAATTATCATACTATCACCTACAATTTATCTAAAAAACTTAAATCATACTCAAAATCGACCTTCTTATTTGCAACAGGAGGTATTTTATTTTCTTTGTCTTGCAACTTATCCTTTATAATACAATCGTTCCCTAAAGTGCCTTTATTTGTGTTAGGAGACAATATGTCTTTTTTAGGTTCTTTTTTGGGTTCCAAATATGGTTTTATGATGTCTTTTACTGTTTTTTCATCTATAAAATATGATTGACACTCAATTTTTTCTGAATTGCATTTAAAAATCATTCTTCCTTTATCTTTTATTTTTTCTGCTCCAGCATCATCTATTATAAGTTTACTATTTGCTTCATCTTGCATTTTATGGCATAGCCTATTACCTATATTACTTCTCATAACTAGGTCAATTACTGTATTGTCAAATCTTTGTCCAGTGATTATAAGAAATATACCAGCACTTCTAGAAATTACAGATAGCTTTCTTAATTCTTTCATAGCTATTCTCTTTTTATCCTCAGCTAACATAATAAATTCTTCAATTACAATAAATCTATATTTTAATTTTTTATATTTAGATACTTTTTTATTATAATCATATATATTTGTTACTCCTATTTTTTCAAACAATGCATATCTTTTTTTACATGTTTCTAATTCATCAGATAATACTTCTTTAGCATCTTCTGTATCTGTAATATATTGCTCAACTTGTTTAAGATATTTAAATAAAGACAATTCAACTATTTTAAAATCTATTAATATTAAATCAACTTCATCTGGATATAAACTTATTAAACTTGTTATTATATTTCTTAGAGTTATTGATTTTCCTGAACCAGTATTACCAGTTATAAGCACATGAGGTTCATATTTAAAATTAATATATTCTACCCCTTTTCCGCTTACTGCAAACGGTATACATAGTTCTTTTGTCTTTTTAGGTATTTCATACTCTATAACCTTTGGTAATTTCTTTAACATCTCTATTCTAACCCAGCCACTAGATGCTTCCATTTTAACTTCATTGTTTAAATATAATTCTAGTGCATCTTTATGCTTTAAAAAATCATCAACGCTTAATCCAGCAGGAACAAATACAACAAATACAGTTTTATTATCTATAACAACCTCTGGATATTCACCTAAACTATTTTTTATATTTGCTGCCTTAAAAAAATCATCTAAACTTTTCTTCGGCTCTATCCATCCATCAAATACCCATGTAAAAAATATTTTTCCAGCATCCCAAAATAAATCAAATATAGGTTGAAGTGCATTACTCATATATATACCTCCTAAATATAGGTATTAAGGCAAATATATTCTTCGCATTAAAATAAGCCAATCTTTGTACATAGAATCTTTTTTTAAATATTCCATATACGTCTCATGCGAATATATATGCGAATACCCCTTTGACAATAATATATGCATATATAACAATAATATTTCTTTATTTTGAGAAAATATTTTGCAACTTTTAAATATAGTTAGCATATATATAAGTAAATAAAAAAATAAAGGGGATATGAAAATGAAAGAAATGTTAGGAAAAACTAGTATGGAAATGTTAAAAGAATACTTCTATGATGCAAGAGGATATTATCCAGGAGATGAATTTACTAAGGAAGAACTTGTAAGCATAATTCTAAAAGACATGGAGGGCAAATAAATGAATGATTATAAAGTTAGTTGGACAGATAATGAAGGTTTAGAATTTTTTAGTGAATATTTAAAGAGAGAAGATGCTTTTATTTTATTTAATGAAATATGTGAAAATAAGGTTGATGAAGATCAAATAGAAGCGTGTTTATATGATCCAGATAATTTTCCAATAAAAACTTATAATAATATAGAAAATAAGCTTTATGTAATGTAATTGCAAAGGCTAGGGATTAAATTTCCTAGTCTTTTTTGTCGAACGATTATTGTAATATTTTCTAAAACACAATTGCATTTTGGTTACCAAAGTTTTACTATATAAGTATAAATAAAAGAAAAGAGGTTAGTAAATTGAACGGGATCAAAAGGAACATCATCATAGGTAAAGTTGGTGGAAATGCCAATGAAAACTCGATTAATTATAAAGTGAGTTTACCGGCCAAAATGGTAAAAGAATTAGGTATAACAAAAGAAGATAGAAAGGTTATTTTAACTTATGAGGATGACAAAATAATAATAAAAAAAGATAAATAAAGGAGATGTTGAATATGATTAAAAAATTAATAAGTATTTTAACATCATGTATATTAGCAGGAAGTTTAATGGTTGGATGTAGTGAGGATACTACAAAGAATTTAGATGAAAAAGGAAAACAAGCATTAGCCACAACGAAGAAAGAAGAACATGACTATAAAAAAGTAACTGAATTAACCCTTAGCAATGATTATGAGGATGAATATGTTGAAATAACAGGTACAGTTAAAGAATTCAAAACTGAATATAACACTATGATAATTACTTTAGATTTTGAAAAAGCAATATTACCAGTATATGTACACATCCCTAAAAACATGGTTGATGTTAAATTTGAAGTTGGCGATACAATAATAGCATACGGAAGATGTTGCGGACTTAGAAAAAGATCAGATGAAAAATACTTCCAAATTAATGCTTATTTCTTAAGCAAGACTCCAATAATTAAAAAAGAACAATCAAATCAAAATAAAGAAAATAAAACTAATAGTAAATCAACAGATAATAATAAATTAGAGAACAATAATCAGTCAACAAATACAACTAAGAAAGTTCAACAAACTAAAAATAAAACAGTAAATGAAGAAAAACAACAAAAGGAAAAAACTAAACCATATGTAGATGAAAAAAATAACGTATATGTCGATGAAGATGGTAATCGTCAACCATTAGTAAAACATGATCATATGACAGAAGAGTATGATAAACAACCCAAATGTCCAGAATGTGGTTATCCAGTAGATGATTGTCACTGTAATGGTGATGGCAATACAGTTGATGAAGAAGATGATAATTATAACTGGGACTACTACGATGAGCCTATGGATGAGGATAGTTGGAATATTAATAATGATGAACAACAGGAACAAGAAGAAACACCTGCACAACAAGATAATAACCAATAAAAATAAAGCTGGTAAGGAAATTAATCCCTACCAGCCTTTTTATTATACTTTCTTTACATATTTATCAGATGCAGTTATGTAAAGCCCTGATTCTAAGCGATACATAGAAGTACTTCCATTTTTAGCATCTACTGTATCTATTACTTGTAGATGTTGCCCCTTCTTAACTGTTGTAACTGGATCTGCATCCCAATCTGCTACTTTTCTTATATTAAGTTTATCAAGTGTTACTATTTCAAATTTTGTTGCCTTAGTTTGTTCTTTCTTAGGTTCTTCTTTTTTCCCTTCTACATAGTTCTTTACATCTTTTATGAAATGAGCAAACCCATCAGGAGAACATCCATAACCCCAAAAGTTTGTGCCTGGACAAGTTTTAGCACTTCTTGAAGGATTATATTTGCCTAAATAAGTTCCTCCAGCAGTAAACCAACAATGCGGTCTTATATGAGAAGTGTTAACTGGGATATCAAATCTCTTACACAACTCACCATAAAGATATATTACTGCCTTCTTTTGTGCAGATGTCATTTTATCGTGGCCTTTATCAAAACAACCATATATTTCTATACATATAGCATTTGTGTTCCATTTTCTAATTCCTATTGGAGTAGAATTAAGATTTCTTCCTGTAGTGATTTTGCCGTCTGGAAATACATTGAAGTGCTGAGCTATAAAATGTCCATGCCCGTCACTATCATGCCATGTAGATTTTCCATAACTATCTAATGATTGAGTTCTGCCAAAATGTGGTTCTGCAAATACTTTTTTATCTGTCTTTTCCCAAGTACTGTAGTTAGGTAAGTCCATATGATGTACTTGTAGTTTTGTTATTGTTCTAGTTACCTTTTGTTTATTAAGCCAATTTTTTACATCTTTTTCATTTTCCAATAATGTGAAACCACCTTGAGTTTTCATTATTTATCACCTTCTTTATTTTCAATTAAATTTTTAAAAGCTTGATGAAGTCCTACAGAACTTAAACCGCTCAACATTCCTCCTAGTAATACATTTACATTAAAATAGCCTGCTATAAAGTAGTTTAAAACCACTCCTATGCAGGCCATGATTAATGGTATATATTTATTAGGTATAAAATCTAAACTTGTTTTTATTACATATCCAATACAACAACATACTAATATTACTGCAACTACTAAATAGTTACTTATAACACTTAAATCTAACATTTATCTCTCTCCTTTCAAATAAAAAAGACTAGGTTTACCCTAGCCTTGATTTCTATATTCACCGAAATATCTGATTTCAGCTTCTTGTCTAGCCTTTACTGCTTCTTCTTTTGTATTAAATCTGCCTAAAGTCTTATGTTTGTAATTTATTGTTATTTGAGCTGTCCATTTATTTACAGATTTATCCCAATAAACTCCAGTAGCTTTAGTTGATGTTTTACCTTTATTCATGTTATTTTGTTGTTTAGTACATATCCTTAAATTGGATTTTCTATTATTTAACTTATCATGATTAATATGGTCCACAACTTTATCATCTGGACAATCCATAATAAATCTATGTAATTTACCTACAGTTCTATTTATAACATATCCTCTGCCATCTAAACACCATTTAAAAACTTTAACTTTGTTTATATCATCCAAATCTATTATTGTTCTTGTTACTTCTTTGCATTGATTATTATAAAGTATCATTTCTGCACAATCTTCATATTCTATTATTTTGTTTCCATCCTTTTTAGTTCTTTTTATATTATGCTTTTGTTTATACCATTCTCTATTATAACATTTTTTACACATTTCTTTTGAGTGTAGTTTTTCAAATTCATTTCCACAAACTTTACATATTTTCATAAAACCACCTCTTTTATTAGTTTTCTAATTATATTATATCATAAAGTGATACCACTTGCAATAACGTTACATAACTTATATAATTATATTGAGGTGATTATAATGTTAAAAAATAGAGAACGTATAGGTAGTGCTATTGATAAAGAATTACTTAAAAAACTAAGAGAATACTCTAAGGAAAGTAAAATACCACTTAGCAAACTATTAGATGAAGCGATTGAAGATTTATTAAAAAAGAGAGGAAATTAATCTTCTCTTTTTTTATTTATTTCATCTAACATTTTAATATGTTCTTCAACAACACTCATCCTACTTACAAGGTTATTATGGCGATTTACTCTATCTGATAAGGTTTCTATGTCTTTCTTTAAATCTTTAATTTTTTCGTCCATGACAGCGGTATGTTTATTGTTACTAAAATATGAACCCGCCAATGTTCCTATTAATGCTAGTATTGCAACAATTATTTCTGTACTCATAGACAACACCTCTATTCTAGCTATGTTTGACTCTATCTTTTAATTCATTCAATTTTGCATCGTTCCAAGTCGTTGTATCACCTACCAAATAACCTGTAATCCTACGAATTCTTTGGAATGGCATTGGTTTTACCTCATATTTCAAATCAACATAATCGCCATCCAATTTTACAACCAGGCTTTTAATTTGTTGCCCTGGATTTTTCTTTTGAACATAATCTATATATGCTTGTTTCTCTCTTTCATCTAATTCTACTGTACACCCTTCTTCATTCCAGCAATGAAAATCCATAATATCACCCCTTTTTTACATTAAAAAAGGACCTAAAATTAATTAAGTCCTTTAATAAAGCCATGCCAACACTCCTTTTTATTTAGAGTATTAACATGACTTCATTTTTATAAACATTTTCTTACGCAATTGATTCATATTGTGTAATTCATAATATTTTTAAATTACGAACCAAATAGTACCTAAATTCCTAATGCTTTTAATTGTCCGTTTAATAAGTTAGCATATCTTTCTTCTCCAGTTGGACTCATAAGATGAACCCCATCCCTTGTAACTGTACTTCTAGTTGTAACGTTTTGTTGCATTTTATGATACATATCAATAAAAGGTATACAATAAGCATCACTTTCACAAACATTTTTTATTACTTCATTCATTTGCCAAACAGTGCCATCGTCATGCGTTGGAACGCCACTTTCAGAACCACTACCAATAGCTACAAATTGCATAGTGGATAATACAACTATTCTAAGTTTAGGATATTTTGTTTGTATTTTTGTAAGTATATATTTTAAAGCTCCTTCTACTGTTGTTTTTTCTGTTCCTGAAAAAGATGCTTTACTTGTAAAATCATTTGTACCAAATTCTAATATTATAGTTCCGTAATTATTTATATTAGCTGTGCTTAATGTTGTAAAATTTTGATTTTTACCTTTAGCTATTTGAGTAGAATAATCACCACTTTCTATCGCATCTGCAATTTGTGTCATATCATAAGGATAAAATTCATTTGAAGAATCTCTTGTGCAAGTTAACCTAGCACCACCAACAGCACAATCTAAAACACTTTTACCGATTAATTTTGACAATTTACTTGCTACTGTGGATAAATCAAATATAGAATCTCCAAATATAATTATACCTTTTTCAGACTCAACAGATTCGTTCTTATATACATTCACAGTAGCATCTGTTGTAGTACAAGTCAAAGTAGAACCTATATATCCATCTAAGTTATATTTAGTGTTAGATGTTATATCAAATGATGTTCCTGATGGCATTTCTGCCAATTCTCCTTCAAATATATGCAATTCATATTGTTCTATACTGCCCACATCGTCGGCATTGAATGCAATCATACCCTTTACAGATACTTCATTTTCATTTGTTGTAAACGATTTAAAATAATATATATTTGCTTGGTCAAATTTAATTTGGTACAAACTATTAATTCTAACATATGAATTAACAGCGTCACTAAAGATTTTACCAACCATAGTATATGTCGTATTAGGTTTAAGATTTTTTAAAGTAAAGTATAATACACAATTTTTATCTGCTATAGTTTGTTCAATACTAACAGAATTGTTACCAATAATAGTATATGATTCATTCCCACAGTAATTAGGGTATCCATCTATTTTACATTCAATAGTTGAACTATCATTAAAATTTACTTTGTCTTCTGCACCACTACCAGTACTAATTGTTGCATTTTTATCACTTAACAAATATAAACCATTTTCGTTTACTGTATAAGGTAGTGTACCTTTTAATACATCTTCCGTTTTACCACTATCTCCACTTGCTATAGGACAAGTGTATAATTTCCCTTCTGCATCAACACCTACTTCTTGAGTCATTTTATCGGTTTTTGTAATAGGTTTTACACCTCCAAGTGTTGTTGGTGTTGCAATCGGTAATGTATAGCTTGAACCACCTTCACTATTACCTTGATTATCCTTTAACTCTTTTATAGCACTTCTAATATTGGTTGCAGTAGTTCCCATATTAATAGGATTGCCTTCACTATCTCTACCTAATTCATTCGCAATATCTTTATATTGTGCATTAACTTCATTTATAGCACCTTTAATATCTTTATTAGTTGTAGTTAATTGTGCAGTACCTAAATCAGTTTTAATAGTATTTATATCAGTTTTTATTTCTGTGTCATCATACGATGTGCCAGTTCCACCTGCAGGTAATTCAGTTCCACTATCTAATTTTGTTCCATCCTCTTTTGCTAGGTATATTTTCCCACCTTCTACTATAGATTTAGCAGGCATTTTATTTACTTTGTCTACATTGTCTTTTGCTACTTTTTCAAGTTTATTTAATTTTGCACTAGAGATTACATCTCCATTTCCCCAATTAGTTTGATTGTAAGTTCCGTCACTATTATAAGTATCAATTGCATCTCCATCTAAACTAAGCATAGATACATCTGCTACAGCACTGTTAACTGTTGCTATGTCACCTTCTTCAAACAATGGTTTTAGAATATGTACTGCACCTTTTATTATTGGAAGTGATCTTATACTTTCTTGACTTTCATTAAGAAGTCTTAGTTGTAAATCATAATCTCCTAATTCAGTATCTTCATCTATTAATTGTCCCTCTATTACAAATACAACTTTACCATCGTCAGTAGCTTGTATTGGGAATTCCTTTTTCACCTCTGCATTTTTATACCACTTAACTTGTGCATAGGATGCTTTATATTTCACTAGTAAGTTACTTAAATCATCTGACTTATATCTGTATTTATTATCTACAATTTCTATTAACAATTTAATATTTCTATCATTCTTATATAGAAATATTTCTTCATCTAATTTGGCTGTATTCTTTGAAACTGTCAACTTACAATCGGTTGTGATGTAATCATTATTAGCCATTTCAAACACCTTCCTTTCAAAATAAAAAAGAGAACTAAAAATTTAATTTTAATTCTCTGCTTATTTATCTATTTTATCTGTGGATTTTAATTCTTCATTTTCTTTTTTAAGTTTATCTATTTGTTGCTTATATATTTCACATTGAGCTTGAAATAGTACTTTTTGATGATTAGCTTGTGCCAATTCTTGTTTATATATTTCAGTTATTATATTTATTGCATCCATTCAATCACCTCCTATTCTGTATAAGTTACTTTCATTGTTACACTGCCGCTACATACTGCATAACTACTAGCATTATAAGCTGATTGAATACCGAATCCTTTTATAGTACCACCTGAAAGTGCATTAAGTATAGTACTATTAGTTATAGTTAACTTTCCACTATTACCAACTGCTATACTAACACTTCCACAACTTGAACCGTATGAAGGTTTCCCACTTGGTCTACTTGCATAGTTATGAGTCTTAACTACTATAGGTACTGCTGCATGAACACCACCAGATATTCTCTTAATAGTAAGTTCAATCTTAGTGATATTTTTTTCTTTGAATCGATTGAATTGAGTACCAAAGAACCAACATCCATTACAATCTCCGTAGCCATAATCACCTTGTCTTGCAGTATTATCTTGTTTCCAGTTATTATATACAGAACTTCTATAAGTGTCCCCACTATTAGATTTTATAGTAATTACTTTTGTAGTTGATGTAGTAGGGGCTTTGTCTGGGTCTGTAGTTTGATTACCTCCAGCAAATGTTGCTTTTGCGTGTTGTATAATTTGTCCTGGTAATGTTTGAGCGGTATTTGCAGTTAAACCACCGCAGTGAGCTGCATTGGCTATTGTTATAAATGCACCACTAGTAGTTTGAAATCCGTATTCACTACATACACCGGCGGAACTCGCATCGTGTATTCTTGCACAGGCACTACCTCTGTACCCTATTTCACAGTTAACTAATGTAGTATTTTTAATATACATTGAGGCAAAGGCATCCCCGATATAACCTACAATATTACTTTGCCCATCACTGTGTTTATTATCACTACCATAAACTTTAACGCTGTATGTATTGAGTGAACTACTTTCCTGCGATATAATACTACCAGTTCTACCAGCTACTGCACAACCTGTGTCGGGGTGGACAACACCGATTTGTCCTTCTTCGGTACCTGGCCAGCCACCATATACCCATAATTTGGCACTACTCATATAGTTTCTAATGTATCCGTATAATGTGTGCCCATCTAAATAAAGTCTTATTTGTCCACTAGTATAATTTTGGAAGTCAGCATTTTCGGTTATATCCCCACGCATCCATATATTTATTCGTTTACCATTAAGAAATTTAGGTAAGGCATCTATTACTCCTCCCATTGTTTTATATACTGCACCTTCTGTTAATTCAACATCATCACTACCTGATGAAGGGTCTATTTCAATTTGTATATCGTCATCCAGTGTGCTTGGATATTGTGCATTATTTATTTTATTGGCGGTGATTGTATCAGCAGTTAATTCACCTTCAACTGAGAAACTATCTCCTACAACTTCACTACCTTTTATTTGTGCTCCAACAATATTTCCTTCACTATCTACACTAAAAGTATTACCTTGATTCCTAAAAGTACTACCTATAATAGTTGCTCCTGTAATAGTTTTACCATCAATAGCTCCATCAACTATCATATCTCCAGTGACTTTTAATTGATTGGCTATGACAGTTAATGCATCTGGAGTCAATGTCATTGAACTTGAACTAGTGCCACTAATAAACCATCCAATTTTATTCGCAGTTTGTTCTACCCTAGATACATCATTTCTTATAGTTCCTAGCGAGTCATTAGTGGCATAAGTATTACTTACTGTTGTTTTGAACCCATCTAATGATTGCTCAAGTGATGTTGTTTTCGTATATACTTGCTCTAAAGTAGGTGTAGTATATTTAGTTTCAGTTGGATTTTCAAAGTCTAATTTAAATCTTAACCAATACCAATATCCCTTCTCAGCAACAGGCATTGTTCCTGTCCATTCTCCACCAGTTTGTGTTGTGCTACTAGTTGATTTATACCATTGTGGTGTACTATTGATTAAAGATTGACCTTTTTCACCAGGGTCACCAGGGTCTCCTTTTCCACCTTGTATGCCTTGTTGACCTTTGTCTCCTTTATCTCCCTTAAATTTACTCCATGTGTAGTCAGTTTTATTAGCGCTCTCAGTAGGTGTTGTCTTATTAATAGCAATACCTATATACATTGTAGTATCTTTTGGAGTATCATATAATCCTGTTCCGTCTGCATTATCACTATATTTTATCCAAGTGTAATAAGTTTCTCCTTTTTCACCTCTATCACCTTTTACACCAGTATCACCTTTATCCCCTTTGATTAGACTCCATGTATAATCAGTAGGAGTATTGCTCTCAGTAGATGTTGTTTTGTTATAAGCAAAACCTATATAAGTTTTACCAGTTGGGTCATTACTAATACCTTCACCAGTTATAGTGTCTGCGTATCTAATCCATGTGTAATAAGTTGTACCAGCTTTACCAGGTGTTCCTGGTATTCCTTGTGGTCCCTGTTCACCTTGCTCACCTTGAATACCTTGTATCCCTTGGTCACCTTTTTCACCTTTAATGTTACCACAATCTATCCAGTCATTCTTACTTGTTGACCAAGCATATAAAGTACCATTAACAGTATAACAATCACCAGCATTTCCTGTTGGATGAGCTTTTTTCAATTCTTCCAATGAAGGATATTTATCTAGTATATTTACTCCTGTTCCGTCTTCACCTTTGGCCCCTTGGATACATACAGGTGTACTATATGTTGTTGTGCCATTTACTTTTCCATAATTGATACGTTGCCAAATATATTTTCCCTCTTGCCATTGTGGAGTTGTTGTTGACCAACTACCTCCTTGCATTGAAGTGGCACTAGTTGATACATAATATTCAATGGAAACACTATTAAGAGTTGAACCCATTGAACTAATAGTTTGCTCGTGTTTATCCACTGTATCTTTAACACTATTAAAGGCATTTTTTAAAGTAGTAGTTGTACCATTATCCTCAATAGTAGTATTGGTTATCAATGTTTCTATTTTTCCATTAGCTATTCCTATATTAGTTGTATTAGTGGATACTTGTGTTTTTAATCCACTTATATCTCCAGTGGCAGTATTTATATTATCTACTTTAGTAGATAGGCTATTAAATAACACGTCTAAAGTTTGATTTTTATCATCAAATTTTATTTTACTAGATTTAAGGGTGTATCCACTTTCATTCATAGTAGAAAATAAACTTGCTATATCAAGTTTGCCAGCACTAATATTAGCATTGTCTGCTACTTTAGCATTTACTATTAATCCATCTTTTATAGCATCACTTGATTGGATACCATTCTGATTAATAAGTTGTCCTTTTCCGTCTGCTCCATATAATGTAAATGTAAAATCTCCCTTAGCATCTTTACCTATTTGAATACGTACATTGCCATCCTTGTCTTTAAATTGCTGCAAATTACCTTGCAATAACATAGAACCATCATCACTCTGAATACTTACATTATTAGTATTAATTGTACCCGTATTAATTTTATTGGCACTAACAGTATCAATCATAGCGTCTTTTATTAGAGCATTCTCAATAGTTGTATTTTTAGATGTCAATAACAAGTTTTGTATATCTTTTATAGTCGCACTATTACCAATCAATACCCCAATATGTGCTAAATCAGCTTGTAGGTTTTTTATAGTGGCATTAACTGCATCTAAATTACCGACATCTAAATTATCAATTTTGGCGTTTACTGCCGTGAAGTTTTTAGTAGTAAGGTCTTTGAACTCCCCATAATCAGCTTTTATCTTTTCTGCCTCTAACTCAATTACTTTTAATTTTGGTACGCTCTCACCGTCTAATAATAATTGCCCATCATCATCTATATATAGCCATGGAGCCTTTCCATCTTTTGTAAGTGTTTCCAACAATTCTTGTAGGTCTTGTGGAATTTTAGTATCGGGGTCAGTTTGTAATACTTTTGTTTCAGGGTCACCACACAAGTCAGTTATTGTTTGCTTAGCAGTTTCCATGTTGATGGTTGCATCTTGTAGGTCTGCACTCATTTGATCTGTCATTTCTTCTGTACTTAATGCCTGCATTAATATACCGACAATTGTATCCATAGCCTCATTATAATCCTCTCCGGCTTGTTGGATATCACCTATTTTGGGATCCTCGCATTCTTCGTCTTCTATACCTTCAACTTGTACATCAATTCTATCTTGGTCATCTTCTACAGTGTCAGGTACTTCATAATATGTATCATCTTCCGCAGCTCTATCGGAAGCAGCAACAGTAGCTACTTCCGGTTCCTCTGCAAATTCTTCCATATCCTCATCTAGTGTTGGCCACACAATCATCTCACCGTCATCATCATATATGGGTCTCTCAACGTGCTCTTGTCCATCACCAACCACGTAAATCCCTCCTATCCTATCATAAATCTACCGACAAATAATATATTCTTACTCGCAAGGTTTTTAACCTTTACTTTTCTAAATACTCCACTTGATAATCCATTAGTACATTCAAGTGCCACATAGTCACCATCTTTGTCTTTTTCTACTACTATAGCAGTATGAGATATGGCCATAAAATGACCATTATTTTTACTATCTGCATCCATAAATATAATATCTCCGATGGCTAAGTTCTTAAATGTTTCTAAATCTGCCACATCTACTACCCAATTCTTTTGTACAAAATATTTTCCTATATCAGCCTCATCTCTAGTACTTGGTATTGCCCAACTAACATTATTATTTCTATTATTATTAGTTTTCTTTTCATTGCCATATGGTGATTTATCATAAGTCCAACCTGTTAATACATAATTAAGGAAACAACTATCATCTATTTGGTACTTACCATTTACTTTCCATTTATTGATATTTTCGCTTGGATTCTTGAAGTCACAAGGAGTTGTACTATTATAACTGAACTTACTATTATTAGTGTAGTAACTATTGGCGATTTTAACCAGATCTGAGGCGTATTTGAATAGTGGTTGTGCATAATTACTGCCTTTTTTCTTAGCTCCAACACTTCCAAGGTATGCTTTATCACTAATTGTAGTATCAGGATTATAATATACGGATACAATGTAAGTAGTATTTACTTTTGGTATTAATACACCATTCTTACAGTCAACACCTTCCAAATATACCGTGTCAGGTTGTATTAGCTTAAATCCTTTGGCAGTAGTAAATATAATACGAGCATAGTAACTATCATTATAATTAGTGGATGAAGTTGCTGGCACTCTAAATTGTAGTTTTGTCATTGGTTTATTATAAGTATAAACACGCTGGCTATCCAACATTTTATTACTAGTTACGCTATTACTTTCCCAATCTGCTCCATCTCCAAAGTATAATATCTTTTTCTTATATTCCTTATAATAAGTTTGAGTACTAGCCTTATCCTTCATAGTCCAACTGTTTGAAGTTAGACTACTTAACCACAATGTTTTATCACTAGTATTACACATATCCTTTGGTTTCCTTAGAAATATTACATATTTTGTCTTATTGCAGTAATCAAGCATCATTGTATTGAAATCATTTATTAATGTATTCATATTCTTATAATCACTTCCATAAGCACTTGTTAAATGGCATTCCTCACATACAAATATAGGTTTCTTTGGATACTTTTTAAGTAAAGCTTTTATCAGTGATGTATAGTCCTCTACTACACTCTCAATATTATCTGTTATAGAAGGTACTCCAAATGCTAACATTACATGGCTTACAGTTTTAGGATATGGTGTTTTGTCTGTAACTCCATTAATAGTGATATTAGTAATAAGATTTCCTCCTTCTACAAAGTCTTTAGGTGCGGCACTGTTAAGTCCTTTGAAAGTAACTTCGTAAGTTGTTCCATCCGGGTCGTCTGTTAGGTCTTTTGGAGGTGTTGGTTTTGTAGGTGATTGGTCTTTTACTTTTGCCTCTTTATCGGCTCTTGCTAAATCCCACGGTCTAAGTATTATACCATGTGTATACCAATGAGACATACTGCCTCTTGAACTATATGTTATACTCATGTCCTCGTATCTTATAGCTCTAGGCCATTTATGACCACCACTAGCATGGGCTATCATACGTTTACCATTTACTTTTCCACAATACACAACTACGTGGTGAGTACCGGCAGTGGCATATTTACTATTTCCACCTGATTTTGATGCCCATGCAACTGTTACATTTGAAGGTACAGTCGCATTACTTAGCATAATTAAGTCTCCAGGTAATAATTCATTAATTGTTTTACTTGTTAGTTTCTTTAACGTATATCCACTATATTTTGTAGCACTTTTTACTAAAGTACCGTAGGCACAATTGGCTCCACCATATTTAGCAGTTACACTTCTAAGTCCGGCATATAGGTATGCACATGAACTAAGAGAAGAACACACATAACAGTATGGATTTTTAATACCGTGTATAGTTCCACTAACTCTATATCTTTTACTATCATCATATATACAAGCTCCTGCATAGTAAGTAGCTTTTTTATATTTCTGGTGTAATTCACAAATTTCTCTAGCCTTATTGACTATTTTCTTTCTAACATTTTCAGCCACACCCTTCTTAGTTGTAGTGTTACCGCTTATTTTCCATGTAGGCGCATTTTTAACACTGGCTGCTCTAGTCATAGAGGATTCAGTTGAGACGGCAGTAGCTTCTGCACTCTTATTAGAAGTGGCTGGTTTTACTGCTCCATACCCTCTTTTTTTACCTTTACTATCAATGCAGTATGGTAATTGTCCATCTACTACCTTGTACCATCTAAGATACCACTCTATATTAGTAGGTGTACCCCATCCGGTTACTTGTTTATATTTCTTTCTATAGTCTTTCCAAGGTGCCTGCATTGTGTCGATTACTTCCCAGTATTTCTTCTTAACTGCTGCAGATTGTTTATACAACAATGAACTTTTACCACTTGGTGACACATATATACTTAATTTGTATCTATCTCTTATATAATGCATGACTACCCATTGAAAACCGCCTATCCCTAGATTGTATCCACATAGAGCCGCAAGTATATTCCAATGGTATTCTTCAAGTCTTGCTCTCATTTCATTGCACCCGACCATTATCTGATTGCATATAGCCTTATCCACCTTTACCCCATTAATAATCTTAGTCCCACAAGATTTGGGTCTCATATTAGAGTAAGTCGGTGTAAAATATTCAACTTTGCCATCTAAATATTTGATTTTCATTTTCTTATTGAAATAAGTACCTCTTTCACACTGCATAAGTCCATATCCACCCGTCGGGTCTTTTGTAGCATCATATGGATTTGCAGTAGACTCAGCATATATCATTGCATAGACTAGTTGTGGGTCAAGTCCAAATTTCTTGCTATAATATTCAACTGGTGCGTATATTTTCCATGTATTGGATTTACTACGCAAATTCCTTAAATTGCTATACTTATCGCTCCATTTCCCTAATCCAAAGCCGGCATAATAATCTACTGCCGCCTTGTATTGTTTTGCAGTTTTACTACTATCTTCTTTTTTATTGGGTTCAGGTTGTGTAGTAGGTGTTTTACCTTTTATTTCTCCGCATTTATATGTAATACAGTCACGTATTCTACTATCCCCTATCCATAATCCATTATCTATTTTCTTTATGTTTATAGCTCTATAATCTTCTGTGTCCTCGCTTATTTTACTTGTATCATCTCCAGGTTTTACTGGGTCAGGTACTACTTTATCTGTATATTTTTTTATAAGGCTATCAATGTTTTTTTTATCCACACCTAATTGTTGTAGGTACTGTCTTATTGCTAATATATCGCTTGCAGTTAGTTTTCCTGTCTTTTTAATAATATCTATAGTTTCATTTATAATATCTTCTTTTTTTAACGATTTGATATTACTTTTTACATTTTTGAAGTTTGCTAAGGTTATTTTATTTTCACTATCTGTTAATTCTAATTCGCTTATTCTTCCTTCCAATTGTATAGGAGGATTAAACTTATCATTTACTATATAATTAGTGTCTCCTACCTCAATTTCATCATATTCATCATCTGTTAAATATACTGGTATCTCATATGAATATTTTATTTGTTTAACTTCCTGCAATTTCTTATATGTTTCTAATAACAATGCTCCTGGGTCTGTTGTATCACTAGTATATTTACCTAATATATACTTGTCCCCATTTGAAAACATATCATGTGCATCTGGATCTAATAGAAAATCTTGTCCTAATGGTTTATCTAAAGGGTCGCCTTGGTCTTTTTCCCATTTAATATCTTTGAATGTAATACCATTAGCTCCTACACCTATAAGCCCACTAGCAAGGTCTGTAGCATCGCCTGTCCTTTTCATGCCATAACTGTTGAAATCATAATCATATCTTTTATATGTTTTATTCCCTCTTTCACCATCTGCATAACAGTTAACAATTAATTCATAATTTCCGTTAATGCTATCTATAGGATTTACTGTAAATTCATATTCGCAATTACCATATCTAGCTATTGATTCTTGAATTACTGTGTAAACGGCTTTTGGCTCTGTAATACTAGTTTCTACTGATATATCATCAAGTTCTGGGCTTACATAACCTTTTTTATAATTTGTGTCTTTAAGAATAGTATCTAAGAATTTATTCATATTACCAGTTATAGTAGATTCTCTTATATAATCATTCCTTAATTCAAGCCCTACAATTTCAGATTGTACATTCCTTACTACTGAATCAATATTTTCTTCATCTTCACAAGCCATAATCTGAAACATCTTATATTTATTATTTCGAATGAATAATACAAAATTTCTCTCAGTTATTGCCTGTTCTAATTCTTCATCAAGAGTAACTGAAAAATCAAAGGTTTCAGCTCCAGTTTCAAGATATGGATGATATGAATAATCAAAATAAAGGCTAGGTGTTAACCTAGCACATATCTTCTTATCGGAATCTAAAATTATTAATTCACCTAGCACTTTATCACTCTCCTAACCATTTATCCCTAAATATCACACTCGTTGTAGTATCTGTATCATTGCTGTTTGTTTTTATATTATTTTCTCCTGTATCTAATTCAAAATAACGACTACCTATGTCAACTAAATCATCGCATGGCTCATCATTTAAATAACATCTGTGATTTTCACAGTCTATTTCAAGCACATCTCCTTCTTGAAAATATACAATATTTTTAGGAGTTTCTTGTTCTTTAGGATTTAATTCATCAACTCTAATATGTGTTAAGCTCATAGCACTTGATTTATCAAGAGTGTTATGAGCTCCTATATATAAAACTACATATGCTAATTTTTCAGTTGGTAAATCAGAATATTTTAAGCTTTTACTACTTTGGCTTTTTATAGTTTTGCCATCCTTAATCTTAGTAACTGCAACATTCCATACATATTTCTTATTGATTTTTTCTCTTGACAATGTCCATTGGCCATAATATTCATTCCAACTACCTAATTTCCCAGATAGTTTATTACTAACTGTAACAACTGATTTTCCTGATTTATCAGTAATTATGTATGTTTTAGTATCAGGCTTTGGTACTTTTGTTGAATCTTTAAGAACTGTTCTTGAGCCTACAGTACATTTAGGATATGTGTACTCATACCATGCATTATCATCATACATTCCTAAAGTAAATAATTTTTCCCCATTAACACCAAAACCATATAACTCAATTATTCCTGTTTTATCATCAGCAGTTTCAAAGTCTTCTTCATCCGGATAACTATACACTGCATTATCAGCACTAACCAAATTTCCTTTAGCTATATATCCAATATAACCCTTATATTTCTTAGCTAATTTATAGTAAGTTATTTTACTCTTATCATCGTAATGGTCTACCATAATACATCTTACACAAGTTCCTACAGGTATTTTTGCTAAGGCTTTACTTGATTTCTTAGGTGATTTTCTTAAGTATGCTGATACATTTTCTTTATTGTCATCAGATATTACTACAAAGTTTCTAACTGTTACTTTTACTTCCGTAGTATCATATTCTTTTGATAAGTAACTAAGACTACAATATCCAGTAGTTTTTACTGTCTTTTTATTCTTGTCTGTGTACTCATAATCAAAACTAAGCCAACCATTTTTAGCTGTACCATTTTTAATCTTATGACCATATTTAAATGTACCTATCTTTTTATAGTTTGTTCCTGCGCCCTTTCTAACATTTAATGTTGAACTAGTTACCATATAGTAAGGCGTTTTACTTCCTGATAAAACTTTTTCATCTTCATTTTTATACTTAGGTTTACTAGGGTCACCATTCTTTCCTGTGCTATTATGTCTCATAAATGCTGTTAATTTAAACTCATCAACACTATGACTTAAATCCTGTCTTACACATACTCCCTTCCACGTAGTGTCACCACTAGGTATTGTCCCCATAATAACACTATTTCCACTTTCACTTACTGCTAGAGTTCCGCCTACAGTCCTATCAGAACCGATACTAGCAGAAGATGTTGTCCATCCGGATGTATCTTCACATTTATCATATAATACTTTCGTTGATTGTTTTACTGCTGATAGAGACAATGTAGGATATTTGCCTACTAATATTCTTTCCCCTGTTTCTTTGTGCTCAAGTTGAGCATAATATGCATCTGTTGAAAATCCTATCTGGATAATTGGAGATATTGCCCTATTGCCAGTAACATCACATGTCAAATCACTACCTTCTGCATCTATTGCAGTTATTTCATCTGAATAAAAATATGGTTCTGGGCAAAATAACTTAATAGTAGATTCATAAGAATAAAAACATACAGGGTCTTTTTCTATTTTATCTTGTAGTATAGCTAAAATAAATCTTTCCTTGTTAATATAAAAAGGTTTAGGCTCATCTACATCAAATATATCTCTTATATCTTTTAACTTTTCATTAAGTTCTTCTTTAGTATCGCAGTCAATTAATATGTCTATCTCTATAACATATGATTCGTATTTCTTACCATTGTATATTTCTCCATCTCTGGATGCTATATCAAGCGTTGATATTTTATTAGAAGGTAATATAGGCAATCTTATTTCTTCAATGTCACATACTTCAGATAAATTGAAGCCATTGTATTTTACATTATCATATCTATGCATTATATACCTCCTAATCTATTTAATCTTTTTGTTCTATTACTTATATCTTCTTGAACTGGTTTTGATGTTAAGCGGCCTACTTTCTTACTGTCCATATACATACCAATGCCATTTAGTGCATCGACCATAGCTTCTCCCATTCTATCATAATCAATAGCTGTATTTCTCGCCATTGTATCAAGCTTATCATCTAGATAATTATAAAATGAATTTAAAGGTAATATAGCTTCATCTCCTGCTTCTCCACCTCCAAATAGGGTTGGCTGTGTCATAATACCGCCCTTAGCATACCAGCTTATACCAAACGAAGGAACACTTGGAGGATTTAAACTAAAACTGCCACTAACACTAAAATGAGGTAACTTTATCTTTGGCAATGACCATGAAAAATTAAAGAATGATTTCATTCTATTTATTGCATTACCAACTGCATCCTTAGCAGCATTAATCTTACTACTAATAGTATTATAAATACTGCTGAATATTGAACTGACTGTACTATAAGCTGACCTAATTGGATTTATTATATAAGTCTTAACTAAATTAAATCCTGTTTGTACTACTGATTTCACAGTATTAACCTTAGCTTGAATAGTAGATTTAATTGCATTCCATACTGTAGAAATTACAGTCTTGATACCATTCCATATGGAATTTGTAACAGTTTTGATTGCATTCCACACTGTAGTGATTATAGACTTAACTAAATTAATACGATTAGTTATAGATGTTTTTATTAAATCCCATACTGTAGAAATTACAGTCTTAATTCCGTTCCATACAGTGCTTGTAATGGATTTAATTGAATTCCATACGTTTGATATAGTATCTTTAATACCATTCCATACCTCAGAACATTTTGCTTTAATTGTATCCCAGTTTTTATACAACGTTATACCTATTGCTATTAATGAGGCTATAACTGCCACTACGATAAGTACTGGAGTTGATATACCAGCTATAACTGCACCTAATCCAGTAAAAAGTCCTATCAATGGTTGTAACGTTAACATTAAAGTCCCAATTGTAGAACCAACTAATAATAATATAGCTGCTACTGCTGCTATAGTTGCTATGGTTGATTGTATGCCAGATGGTAGACTGTTAAACCAGTTAGCTAAACCATTAAGCGCATCTAAAACTACATCTATGGCCGGTTTTAAACTTTCTTGAAAAGTTCTTTTTATACCTTCTATAGCACTTCCTAAATCATTATATTTGATCTCATTTAGTTGCCCTAGTGAATCCTTTGACTTATCAGCTTCACCTGATATATCCATTAATGCCTTGACTCCATCTGCCCCTAAATCTTCCCACATAGTACCAAACAATTGTACTCCTAATGTATTCTGTTCTATAGGATCTTTTATTCCAAATAAAGCACTTGTAACTTGTGATAATGCTTGTTTTGCTTCTTTTCCACCTTTCCCAAACTTAGCAGTAGTTTCATCAACATTAAGCCCTAACTTCTTAAATGCATCATCTGCTGTACCATCTTTAACACGTATGCCAAATTCTTTTACTGCATCTCCTAATTTATCCACTGAAAATGTTCCTGATTCTGCACCATTTTGAAGCATATTGAACATATCTTCGCCATCTAAACCTATTTGCTTAAAATGTACTGAATATTCGTTTATAGTATCTAATAAATCATCATTTTTGTTTAAGCCATTTTGTGCACCTTGAATAATTAGATTATATGCTTCATCGGATGTATAACCAAATTGTTGCATAAGCATGTTAGCACTACGTACTGATTCAGCAACATCCATATCAAAAGTATCACGTAGTACAAATGCATTCTCAGCAGTTTTCTTAAGTTCTTCGCCAGTTTCTCCAGTTTGCTGCTTAACTATAGCCATGGTTTCAGCTATATCGTTCATATCCTCTCCAAAATTATCAGCATAAATTTCATGCATTACATTTTCAAGAGATTCGAACTCATCCTTTGTGGCTCCAGTTTGAGTAATTAAAGTATTTAGCGCCTTGTCACTATCCACGCCAAACTCAATCAATCCGCTTGCAACCTCTTTAGTTGTATCATTAAGTGCATCTAATTTATCTTTTACTATATCACTAGCTAAATTGCCTTTCATTATATCTGTGACATTATCTGCACTATCTCCTAGTTCTTCATAATTATTAGCCAACTCTTCGGATGCATCTTCTACTTCTTTTAGTGCATCTTTATTTTGTTTAAGTTCTGCTGATAGTGATTGTATCTTACTTTCTAGATTTTTAGCCTCCTGAGAACCTTGACCTTGTTCAAGACATACATTTTGATATTCTCGTTTTAACTGTCCTAATTCATTTTCTTGTTTACTAATAGTAGACTCTAATTTACCTAATGCACTTTCAGATTGTTTTGTAGAATTTTCTAATTCTTGTAGTTTTGAACTTGTTTGAGATAATGTGTTTTGTATCTTAGCGTTTTGAGTTTCAGCAGTTATCAGCTTATCTGTCCACTTTTTTACTTCTTCACTATTTTCACCATAAATTTGTTTAGCTTTTTCTAGACATTCTCTTGTATAATCTATTTTTTGAGCGCTGGCTTGTAGTTTATCTTGTAGTAGCTTTTGTTTATTTTCCAAAAGTTCAACACTATCACCATTAGCTTTGAGTTGAGTAGCATTAAGATTCAACTGTTTATTCAATGTACCAATATTGCTATTCATCTCTTTAATTCCAGCGGTAAACTCGGCAGTTTCTGCTTTAAAGGTTATCTTTGCTTCCTTATTATTAGCCATTTTATCACCTGCCTTTTATTTTCTTCTTTGTCTTTGTTTTTCATATTCTTTTTCTTTTACATAGTTAATGTAATTATCGTATGCTATTTTATCTTCTAAAATAGATAAAAGTGAAGAGTAATCTACATTAAAGAAAATCTCTTCACTCATTCCTAAAATTAATACAAAATATGTATAATAATCCTCCCAATCTTCAAGAATAAACTTTGGGATTCTTGTTCTTGATTTATTTACTCTTCCTGTAGCTTTAATGAATGGTTGTCTAAACCCTACTTTTTTTTAGGGTGTATCAATTCAGCTGTTACAGTGTTTATAAGCTCCATATCTGGAGGCACCATCTCAATGAATTTATCCTCGCTCATTACTTCATCTGTACCTAATTTGTCTGAGTTAGCACAAAGGTAAGCAACATATAATACCTTTAAGCTATCAAAGATAGGGTCAAAACCCTTACCGCCTTCTAAAGCTTTCATATATTCTTCATATAACTTTTTATTATTATTTTTTACTTTTAATAGTCGAGCAAAATTTAAAGTTAGTTCAATTTTAGATCCATCTATTAATTCTAGTTCTAGCATAGTACATTTCATTATATATCACCTACCTTTGATTTCTTATACACTTGATTTTCTTACTAAGGCCGGTGTGAATGCAGTTAGCCATGTACTTTTTACTGTTTCATCAACATCATTAGTCACTACCATTTCATACTTACCATTACCAAAGTCATCTGGCATTATTGATATTTCTATTTCAATTTCCGCTATTTCTTCTACTCCATTTTCAATACTTCCTTTTGGTGCAGAAGCCATTATGCATCTTGGATAAGCTATCATCTTTTCTAGCCCATCTTCATCTAATACTTTAGCTACATAAGTAAACTCTTTATGTCTACTATTTCTACCATAAGCTACTACCCCATCTTTCAAGTCTGTACTTTCCATTCCAAATGCTTTTACATAAAGATCATATCTAATATGTAAAGATAAAGTTAATGTACCATTACCAGTTCCTATTGTTCTTGTTTTAGCAACAATACCTTCACATTTTTTTTGTACTACTTTACATTCTAGTTCTTCATCTAATTTACCTACGCATCCTAGTTTATTAAATGAGCTTTCTGCTGCATCATTAAATTTTACAGATGATTCTTTGACTTCATATTCTGCGAAATTAGTTTGATATATAGCCATCTTATCAATCCTCCTTATTTAAAATTATTTTGTAGTTTTTCTAATAAATTGTTTACTACGTTATCATATTGAGCATCTACCCCATGTTGCATAAAATCATTCGGAACTTTGCCTTGGAAGTGTACTCCTTCTGCTTCCTGTGGAAAATACAAATAATTGTATTGTGTTTTTGTATATATATATAATGATAAATTTTCTTTCTGTTCAGCTTTCAATGGTGAGCTATCTTTTGCATGTTGCTTATCACGATTTGATACAGGAATATAATTTATTATGGCTTGAGTAAATATGTTGCTAGCTTCGTTTTTTAAGTAATTATTTATTACCTTTTCTGCCCCATCTCCATAACTCATTATGGCCTGTTGTAATCTTTCAACATCTTCGGCTGATAATCCAAATACTGCTCTAGCCATCTAAATCACATCCCTTAAATGCTCTTGTGAATTCTAAAGTCAGCATTTCAACCACCATATCTGTATTATTTTTTGTAATATAATTAAACTGCATCGACTGATCTGTTAGTTTTAACCTTGTATTATCTTGTATTGCTTTTATTACTTTTTGTTCAAAACCTTCTGGGATATAATTTTCCATAATTATATGGACCTGATAATAATAGTTGTAATCTAGTTTACTTTTACCACTTCTATCAAATTCCTTTTTGTTAAATACAAAGTAATTCCATTTATCTTTTCCTTTTGTAAATGTTCTTCCATACCATACCGGTAACTCAAATGTTTGTTCCAATACAGATTGTATTTGTTCAAGTATTCCATCTAATTTACTCAACTTCTGTCACCTCTTCCAAATAAAAATACAACTCTCTATTCTTTCTATCTTCATCTATATAGATGATGTCATACAGTGTATTTTCAATTGTTACTTTGTACTCATTATTTATATTTTTATAGAATCTAGTTTTAACTTTTACATTTAAAGTTCTATCATTTGACTCCGCAAAATCTAAATCTTGTTGCCTTTTACTACATTCTTCATATGCTAACTTAACAATAAATTCAAGATTATCCTTTGTTTTAATATTCTCTTTTGCTCCAAAATTAGTTTTAACTGGTATTTCCTTATAAACTCGAATATATCCATCATTGTAATTACTTACTCTCTTCATAATTTATAACCTCATACATTTGCCTTATTTGCATTATCTCATTGAAATAATTATCATCAAATTCATTGATACAATTGTTATAAGCATACATACAGTAATTAAGAAAAAGGCTATGTTCTATACCCTCTTTAGAGTAGTCTATGCTATACCCAAGTTTATAATTCAATGTTAATTTAGCATCTTCTATTATCATATTAAGTTTTCTTTCTGTATCTTCTTCATCCCAGGTAATGTTTAATTTATCTTTCAAATCTTGTAATAAACTATCCATGACTTTCTCCTTTCTAAAAAAGAAAAGACTAGTCATAGACTAGTCTTTCTTATTACTATTGTCCCGCTTTAGTAGTTACAGTTCCTTTAACTGTACTTTCTACAGTTCCTTTTACTTTTGTGTATACTACTGCTTCTTCTAATCCAGATATATCAAGTAATAAAGAACATGTATTATCAAATGCTTTACCTTCTCCATAAGTTTTTATTTTATAAACTCTGTTGTCTTCTAGGAACTGATATTCATCTGAATAAGTTATTACTCCATCTTTTGCTGCACCCATAGCCATAAAGTACTCTTGTGGTAAGCATACTATAGCTTTACCTGTTGCAATTTCATTTGATATTACAACTTCTGTAGGGAATGGGAATACATCTTTTACATATACTCCATTTACATTAAGTAAAGTTGTAGCTGGCATTACTTTAGTTAAGTAATCTATTTGATTACATATAAATAATACTGAGCCAAATTTTCTAGTTCTTCCGCCATGTTTTTTACTACTATCATCTGTATATTCTTCTGTTTTAGCCATTTTTGAAATTAAATCACCATAAGTTTTAGGTGAAAAATCTGTTATTTTTATAGCAGTTTTTTGAGGATATCCAGTACTAGTAGAGTATGACACTCCTTTATGTATATCTCTATCTAAACCTATAGGAGAATTTATACCATTTCCACTAACTATTGCTTTTTCTATTCCACATGCTATAGCATCTTTCATTATAGTTCTTACATAAGCATCTATAAATGTAGGTCCTAAATCTAACATATCTTGAGGAACTGAAACAAATGCAGATAATTTATTTTGAGTTATGTCTACTGCTTTAAATGCAGAAGTAAGTTCTTTTGTTATTTTACTGTTTAATGGTCCCCAAACTGCAGTATCTATTGTATGATCATTTAATATCCATTTAGTAAGATATTTAGCATTTACAAAATTTATTTTAGTCAATAGTGGATGTTCTTCTAATAAATCTTTATATATATCAGTTATGATAGTTTCTGGCATTATGCCTTCTGGTGAGCCTATAAAATCTGCGAATGATTGTTGAGGTTTATTTGATTTAGCAGCTTCTATAAATCCTTTATACCATTTTTCTTCAGCAGTAGTAAGTTGTCTATAACCTCTATCTGCTAAAACTGATTTGTCTTGAGTTTGTTGATATTCTAATGCATCATCTTTTATTTTTTGCATTTTTTCTTCTAGTGCATCACTAAGTATTATTACTGCTTGATCTTTATCTTCTGCTTCTAAAAACTTAGTTATTTCTTCTTTAAATTTTATATCTTTATTTAATATTGCCATTATTGTTGGCCTCCTTTTCTATTTAATTTATTTTTAAATTCATTAAAAAAAGAACATTTAGTATGTTCTTCCGGTTCTTTACTCTTATTTTCTTCGATATTATTAATTCCTGTATTTAAATCATCTTCTTTTTTAGCATTTAAAATAAGTTTCATTAATGATTTTTTAACTGACTGACTAACTTCTTCGGCCTCTTTTTCATTTACTATAGCCGTGATAAATCCTTTTTCTATAGCTTCCTGTGGAGTTATCCAAGTTTCATCATCAAGCATTTGCTTTAATTCTTCTTCTGTTATATTTATTTCTTGCATATAAGCATTGACACTAGCTTGAGTAATTTTATCTAAATCATCGGCTTGTTTTCTTAACTCTTTAGAGTTTCCTTTTACTCTCGTCCATGCATTATGTATCATAAGTAGTGATGCCGTAGACATTATTCTTTCATCTCCAGCCATGAAAACTACACTGGCAGCACTACATGCAAAACCATCGCATACAGTTTTCACTTTTGCTTTATGTCTTTTAAGTTGGTTATATATAGCTAAACCTTCCGCTACCTCTCCACCATATGAATTTATGTATACATTTATTTGGTCACACTCTAACGCTTCTATTTGCTTAGATAGTGTATAGCTTGATATATCACTTTCAATCCATTCCCAAGATGTTATGTCACCATAAATTTGTATATTAACTTCATTATTATTTTGAGTTAGTTGGAAATATTTTTTATTCATCTTCTTCACCTCCTCCATTATTATTTTGTCCATCACCTATTAATCTATTTTCCACTGTATCATAGTTTTTAGTTATAAAATGCTGTTGACTAAATTTAGTATTAAGTTTGTCAAATCCTATAATTTCTCTTACTTCATCTATACAGCACGTACCAGATGCAATTAATTTGTCTGCTTTTTCAGCAACATCTAATATATCTATATGATTAATAGTTGATGTATCTACTTTTACATAATTTCCTTTCGTCCAATTATCATATCCTCCTGAAGTTTTCCTTGTAGTTTCTTCTGAAATCATATCTGCTATTGGATCTATACAAAATGTAAGAAATACTTTTACTATTTCATTCATATTTGTAATGTTTCCTAACATAAGACTAACTGGTATTTGAAGTGCTTGAGCTACTATTTCAAACATTTCTTTTCTCAATGCCCTAAAATCAGAACTATCCTTATTTGTATTAGTTCCATCCATGTACTGCAAATCATACCCTTTGTATTGTGGATATACAGCATTATCATTTTCCATAAATTCTTTAAGTTGTTTTTGTACTATCTCTCTATATGTTTTCTGAAAGTTTTCATCAGATGCTTTAACTTGGTCTAGAACTAATTTATATTTTGCTCCATTACTCTTTTTATAACTTTTTGCTGCATAAGAAAGTAGTTCTCCATACTGCTCATATAAATTATCGATTAATTTTTTTATATTAGAATTATTTAATTGTAATCTTAATACTTCGCTACTTTTAAAAGTTTTATTTAGCTGTAAATTCCCTATTACAATTCCCTTATATAAGTTTCCTAGTATTGGATATTCTTCCGGAGCATAACTATCAGCACAATATAAATTATCATTTACATCAACTAATATACATTCATTCTGATATATCATTTTTTCAATGGCTTTATGCCAAAGTTGACTGCTATTTTCATTTGCATTAGGTGACACATTTAAAATATAATAAAGCTTATTTTTTACTTCTTGATTATTTTCATATACTTTTATTTCACACTTAGCTATTGCATTCGCTATAAGAGATATAGCTGTTTGTATAGCTAACTCCTTATAATATATTTCTTGTATCTTTTCCTCTATTATATTTTCGGTTATTTCACCCTTTTCATTTTTAACATTCCCTAAAAAGTCCATAAACCATGTTTTTATACTCACAATTTCCTCACCTCCTTTTAGAATATAATAGGAGGCATAAAGAATAATTCATTATTATCTTCATCCTCCAATACATCTTGAGCAGCAATCATAGCATGGACAAATGCCATGAATCCATCTGTTTTCCTTGATTTAGGCTCTATCTTATCGTATACATAGTTACCTAAATTCTTATCAGTTAGTTTAGTATTATTAGTAAACCACCTCATAAGTGGGTTATCTCCCCACACTATTTGGTGATTATTAAATAAACTATCTATTACTGGTACAATTTTCATAATATCACTAGGTCTAATTATTTTTACTTGTTCTTTATTTGTTGCATCTATCCCAATATTCTTCATAGATTTACTTAACAATGCTAACCTAAAATTATCTACTCCTAATTTAACAAAATTATATTTTATTAACTGTTCTTGTATCCATTCTGTAGCCATATCTGGATTAATTTCTATGTCATCAACTATAGTTAATAATCCTTGCTCTGACCATTCTTCTAAAGGTGCTTTTATTCTATCCTTATCTCTAGAATTAGTACAAAACCAGCTATGACTAACCCAATAATATATGCCACCTTTTAAAAAAAGTAACCCTACACTCATCATGTCATTTACCTTTGTATAGTCAATCCCAATAGTGCAGCTTGCTCCCTCAAGGTTTGGTATATCTTTATTTGTCGATAATATATTTTCCCATGAAGTTACTTCAATATCTTTTGAACCTTTTGGAATATTCATTCTCTTAGTCATAAAAGCATTATTTACATAAGGGTTGATCTTATAATCTGCATATTCTTTTTTCATCTGTTCCATTAATGAAGGTCTATAAGGTAAAGAAGGATTTGCTTTTGCCCAGTTATCTGGATTATCAACTTCTTTTTCTTTATCCAGCTTACAAATAAAAGGGAGAAAGCCATTATCCTCGACTTCTCCCTTTAATATCATTATTGCTTTTTCTAATAAATTATCCAGTGGACCATCCCTTACATCTCCATTTGTTGTTATGTAAGTTCTTCTTGGATTATCTTTTTTACCTAAACCTGTAGTAAATACATTTATATTTGCCCAGTTTTGATAAGCATGTATTTCATCAAAGTCAACTTTACCTGAACGCAAACCATCTTTCCCTTTTGGATTATTAGTTCTAAACTTTATTTTACTTTTAGTCTTAAGATTTATAATTTCTTCCTTATTCCAATAGAAATTCCTTTTCATTTTCTTTGTATATTTAGGATCTTCTAATATATTATATATATCATTAAATGTTGTTTTAGCTTGGTCTTCTGAGTTGGCTGATATATCTATATCGTAATTTTTTATTCCATGAGTAGGCGTAATTAAACAAAAGTCCTCATAAGCTAAATAAGCATTTTTACCAGAACCTCTTCCAACTAAAATAAACAAGTCAGCAAATCTAGGTAATCCATTTTCTTTAAATACACAGTTATGTAAAACAAATAAAAATTTCTCCCATGGGAATAAATTAAAAGGAAAGTATTTCTGATAAGAAAAATATTTCTCTACTTTTTCTTCATCTATTACTAACTTTTCATTATCAAATATATTTTTTATGAATTTGGATAATAATTTTTGTTCTTTACACATTGGAAATACTTCATTGTCAATAATATCTAAGTATTCTTTGATATATTTATTATAATTCATCGTCATCACCACTGTCTGCTACAGTAGCTTTAATTCCTAGTTCATTTAAAAGTTTAAGCATTTGAGCATTTGTCTTATTTAATTCTCCTACACTGTCATTTCTTTTATAACCAGATTGCCCTCCGCCATTATTGTATTTTACATTTACTCCTCTTTTATTTATATCCTCTATAAGGAGTGATTTTGTTATCCAAAATGCCATATAATCTTCTACTAAATCTCTAAACTGTTCTCCATACGTGCCATTTCTATCTAACTGATCCAATAAATCTTGTCTAATTTTATTATATTTTTCACTGCTTTTTAATTCTTGTACAGATTTTCTATCTGCCATTTCACCACCTCCTTATAGTAATATCAGCATACCACCCCTCGCGCAAAATCATCATCGACCGGAACAGGAAACAACCCTCCTCCGTTGACAAAAACTCCCTTCCTCAAAATAGGTATGGGAGGTTAGGGGGTATCTTGTCGAATAAATTTATTTTTAAAATTAAAATACTCCCATACAATTAATATTGTATAGAAGTATTAAAATTCTAAATCCATTTCAATTGTTTTTCTTCCTGTTCTATTATGCTATCACATTTAATACTATTGCAATGTCTATGTGCTAACTGAACATTGTTCCATGTATGAGTTCCACCTTTAGCTAGTGGAATTATATGGTCAATGCTTGGATAGTTATCACCAGCTATAAAGTAACCTTCATCAGTATAATAATAATCTTCTGTGTCTACTTGTCTTCCGCATATCTTGCATATTCCTTCATCTCTTTGTATTAACTTTTCTAATGATATATTCCATTCTATCTTTCCATTCTTTTTAGCTTTAGCTTCTCTTAATCTTTTATTTGCTTTTTTTCTTTCTTTTTCTTGTTTATTATGGCAATCTTTACATATAACTTGTTGCTTACTAAAAGATATAAATTCTTTACCACACTCTATACATTTTCTTTTTTCTGAACCTTTATAATTATTGCCACATTTCCTACATGCTATATTTCTATCTTTATCAAACAGTTTATCATTAACTCTTTCTTTGATATCCCCGCATATTTTGCATTTGCATATTATCTTTCCTTCTTTATATCCACCTAAATATTCAAAGTGTTTTCCATACCTTTTATTAAATTTATCTATAAAATTAATTTCAAGTTTATTTTTATTTATCTTATATTTTTTTCTAGGTTTATTTTTATTTAACATTTTCTTTTTTGTTTTTTCTATTCTTTTACACTCTTTGCAAAGTATATTAGCATCTTTTCTTTTACTTCTATCTGCATATACACTTCTTATTTCTCCACAATCTTTGCACTTAATTAATACATTACTCTTGTTATTTATGTATCCACTTACATATTCCCATTTATCTCCACGAATAGAATTAAATTTTTCTATGAAATCTTTTTCTAATTTATTCATTTTCTAACCACCTCTTTAATTATATTATATCACAATTGACCGTCAATTGACAGTTAATACAATAAGTTTTATAATTATTTTGAGGTGATATTTATGGGCAATCCTAAATTAAAAAATAGAGTAATTCCAAATAGTGCAGTTGATAAAGAACTTTATCAATGGCTTAGAGAATATTCTAAAGAAAGTAAAATACCAATGTCAAAACTTCTTGATAAAGCTATCGAATTATTAAAAGAGTCTACAACTAAGTAGGCTCTTTTTTACCATCTCTCTTTATTTAGTTGTTCTTTCTTTTTAAATCTGCTTTTCTCTGGGTGTAATTTGTTGTGACAAGCTGGACAAACTGCAATAAGATTTTTATATTGTTTTCCTTTGTATGTATAATATTTTGATAGTGCAAGCTCTGGATGTTTCCTTACAAACTGGACATGATGAACAGTATTAGCTTTAGTGATCTTTCCTTTCTTCTTGCACTCTTGACATTCATAATGTTGTTCTCTTAGTACTTCTTCTTTAATATGTCTAAACTCTATAGACTTATAGAACTTCCATAGTTCATTCTTATCTATTAATTCATTAATCCATTGTACTAATTCATTACTATTCATTCTGTTCCTCTATTAATAAATTCTTCAAACTCTTTATCATTAGCTATAACTCCAAAGTAATAGCACTCGTGGCCAAAATAAATATGAAATAAAGGTATAAAGCAATATATTATGCATTTCACAGTAGACATATTTGCTACACATCGCAATCCTTGGTCTGCTAGATATTCATTAATTCTTAGAAAATATAATGCAAATGATATTAACGATACTATTACAAACGCTAAACATATTTTAAATATCATTTTATTTGCTCCTTTTGCTATTTATATTTTTATTTCTATATTTTAGCTTTCTTTTGTCCGACTTAGCTTCTATTAATTCCTGAACTAATCTTATATATTTTTCATCATTACTTACCCTCGCATGACTGGTTAATAGATACAAGTTTCTAGTTTTAGGCATCTTTTTTCTTATGCAGTTATCTATTACTGTTTTAGCGACATTAAAACCATATATATGGGAATGTCCTTTTATAAATGGCTTCTCAGTGTTATATACAACATATCCTTTCTTTACTGCTAGTATTATGTATTCTTTTCTTTCATACACTTTCTTTGCTCCATCCGTTTTATCAAAGTTTGGTATTTCCTTCATAATGTCATCATATTTGTACAATTCCTTTGGAATTTCTATTGTAGGTTTTATAACTTCATCTATTTCCTTCCATCTTTTCACCATATAATCACACCTTTTAACAAAATAAAAAAGAACACTAAATTATTAGTGCTCTTTGTGGGAGTAATGAATAAAAACAATCATTAGAAGGTTTCCAGAGTTGCACTGGATAATACTCATACCTTCATATTGCACCCAAATCAACGGGCGCATTAAAATGGAATATAAAATCTTAAAAAGTTTAAAATTGAAGATATAGTTTAAATATAATGTAAAACAATAAGTAATTAATAATACTAATTGATATATAGATTTTTTAACACACAATATATATGAATATTTTGATTTTATCACGGTTTACTCCGGAGGTTTTAAAGTGGTCCTCTCACTCCTACTACTATGTTTTAATATATATATTAGTCGCCCTCGCGAGTTGAACACGAGTATATACTTGTTTCATATATAGTCGACAATTTAATAATCCACTTGTATATAAATCCCATAGCAACATATTGAGGGAAGAGTACCTCTACTCTTGTCCCTCGAACAGAAACTTAATTTGAGTGGAATTAAGTTCTCATTTCTCCAGCATAGTGTGGTATGCTCTAAAAAAATTACAAATTTAGGATACGTTAGCATTTCTGCTATTCTTATACTATTATAGTACCATGACTTTCTATGCTTTTAGTCCGGAATTTGTCCGTATTTTGTCCTAAAAGTGTCCCTCTAATCAAGCCTATATCTTAATTTGCTAGCTTTGTATATATTTCATCTATAAGCACTCTTGGATACATACTATTTAATGCACTTATTACTGTATCTCTTCTTAATTGGTAATATGTACTTTTGCTTATATGCATTTTTTCTAGTATTTCTCTTCTGCTTGCTCTAACTCTTCTACTACAATATAATATTTCAAACAACTCCTTTTGTTGTAATGTAAAATTCTTAATTGCAATATCTATTCTGTTTTTTTCTATCTCTAATTCTTTTTTTCTGTATTGTAAATAATTAATTCTTTCTTCTTTTCTTATTACTTCCTGCTCTACTGTATTTGAAATATTATATGTTTTGCCTGTTTTCTCTGAGTCATAATTTATCCCACTACATCCTACATAATCATTATTTACTTTTGCTATTTCTAAGTCTATTATCTCTATGTCATCTTTTATTTTATTGTAGGAAAATAACTTGCCTTCAACTCTTTTGTATAGCTTGTCAAATTCCTCTTTCTTCATACTCCCTCAACTCCTTATAAAATCAAACTTTTATTTAACAGCCCTGCTTAACCAATATTTCTTTATTTTAACTTTTAAATTATGTCTTTTTTCAAAAATATAATATGGCTCATACTCAAGCTGATATGTTGTTATTTCATATCTTATATTAGTTCTTTTGTCCGTAAAGAAAGTTGTTCGTTTATGCTTCCATATCAATCTCATTTAATCGCCTCCCAATAAAACTAAAAATTTATTTAATAACTTCAATTTCTTCATCATTTATACATTTCTCATGTTTTCCATCAAAATAATACTCACATTCTTTAAATTCTTTTGGCATACCTTTACATCTATCTTCACATTCTTTTTTACACTCAAAACAACAAACAGTTCCAAATGGATTTGCAAATTTACAAGCCATATTTTTACCTCCTAATAAAACTAAAAATTTATTTATAATATCCTTCCTCAATTCTTTTCAATGTTCTTTGAAGTTTATATTCTAGTTGTTCTCTTGCTAATTCTGCTGATTCTTCTCCCGCTAAATATAATATTTGTTCAATTAGTATAGCTACATCAACTATTTCTGATATTGTAGCAGTAGATATATTTCTACCTACTGCTATATCTTTAGATAATTCTCTTGATAATTCTCCTAGCTCTTCTATTAACTTAAGTTGTTGCAATGGATTCTTAAAATTATCTGCTATTTCTTTTATTGCTCCATTAATTTCTTCTGTATTCATCTATTCATCCTTTCCTAGTAACTTTTTCAAATATTGTATTTCACAACTTTCTTCATCTTCAAAATCTAATTCACAATTCATACAACCCGCTCCATCTAAATCATAAGACTCATTGCAGAATACTTTAAATCTCTTGTTTATATTTGCTATTAATTCACGTTCTCCTTTTGTTTTTCTTCTACAAGCCATTATTCTAACCCCCTATATTTTTTAACCTCTTTTCTAAAAGCTTCAGTCTTATCATAACCACAACCAAACATCTCAGGACAGAAACCTCTGTAAATACATTCTCTAACCATGCAGCTTGCTAATTCCGGTTCAGTCTTAGCTACCTCATCCTTAACGGCTTGCCACGCCTCCCTAGTTTCAGGAGACGCGCAGCTACATAATCTTTTTCTAGATATATTGATAAGTGCTTGTGCATTTGCTTCAACTTCATGGTTTACTAAACTACCTTGTGGTAAATCATCTCTGTTAATTCCTGTACGGTCAGTTCTTTGAGTTTTAACAAAGTGGTCTATACCAAATTTATGTCTAACAAAATGCACAGAAACCCAAGATTTCAAATCATACCAACGCCATTCAAATTTTAATTTTCTTATTGGTGAATGCTCTGATAATATCAATTGTCTTTTCCATTTACTATCAGGGTATGCTCCTGTATTTTTTCCTATTGTATTCATAGTTGTGTCCTTAACGTCTTGCCAATTATCAGCATGTTTAAATTTATCTATTTTCATTTCTTTTTACCTCCTCATAAATAATAGGATTAACTTGTAACCCTCTTCTATAATATTCACATTCTCTTTCACAGTTTGGTAATTCCATATTTCTAACTTCTAAACAGCGTTGACAATAATTATCAATTGGACCTTTTAATTTTATTTTCATTATTTCAACACCTTTCTTTTTCCACATTTTGTACATATAACTTTCTGATATTTCTTTTTTCCCTTCTTTCAATCCTATTGTAGTTCTTGCTGCATCTGCTACATCTCTATAAGTTCCTCCGATATCTGTTACAGTTATTTTAACAACCTCCATATTATTCATCCTCCCCTGTTCCTAATATATCTATGCCTGTTAACTGTCTACAGTAATTTCTTAACTTGTCCAAT